AAAAAAAGAAAAAGTTAAAGAACAACATCAAGGTAAATCCGTATATAAAATTAATATGGAGGAAGTTAATACTAAGTATGATATTATTAATGTTTTGAATTTATTTAATAATAGATTTACTTTTATATTAACAGATGAAGAAGCTGAAAAATTTAAACATTATTTAAAGAAGCAGTAATGGCAGAAAAAGACGAAGAAGTGTATACACATGCTAATGGCTTTAATTATAATGTTATTGAGCATGATGATTTAGAATTTAGATTATTTCACTCTATAGACAATGCTAGATTAGAGGGTGAGGAATTTGCTGAATATAAGATAAGACAAAAATATGTTAAGAAATTCCTTAAAGAATCTAAAAAAGGTACGACTATATGGTATTCTAAGAATACAGCAACTATTACAGATTATAAGATTGCTGACTATCTTGTAGGATTAACTGCTACAACAGAAGATACTAATGAGGATAGTTTGAAGAAAGCTGTATATAATCTTAGAAATGCTGAAGAGTTAGCACTTAAAACTAATTTAGGTACTTATAATAAAAAGAAGGTTGAAGAAATAGTTAAGAAGCAAAATGAAGATAAAGAAAACAAAGATAAATAGAGGTTATACAGATTTAGAAACTTTACAAGATGAAATCTTTAGGCTCCAGGCGGAAGATTATAGAGATGTTACAGATATAGAGCTTGAGGTGGAGTTGTCTAAGGATGAGTACGCTAAATTCAGTAAAGACTTGGCTGCTTTTGTTGATGTATTTCAAAAATTACCAGAACAAGTTATTGATAATCCTCCAGCAGTAAGAGAGTTTAACTTTACTGGTACAAAAGTAAAAGTAAGAGTAGATGAAGATAGGTAATAAACTAACTCAAGAAGAGTTTAACGATTTTAAGAAGGACTATAAGAAGTATACTTTTGGTGCTGACTATTACGTCTTTAATGATGATCTTAGATTTGAAAGAAAAGTAGATAGTGATATTCTTTATTGGGAACTTGTATCTACACATGAATCTAGAGTTAAAGATAGAGAAACAGGTCACCCTAATATACACAGACCTGAACAAAGAAAGTTTAAACGTTATTACGAAGGTAAGTCATGACACGAAGACGAAAAATAAAAGCTACTCTTAGATATGAGTATGATGGTAATCTGGAAAAGATGTATCATTTTATGATGCAACGTATTGGTTACGATACATTAACTTTAAAAATGACTCAAGCTGAATATGATAGCTTTTCAGATGATCTAGACTTTGATGATAGTAACGAAAGTTTTTATGGGTCACATTTTAGACCTACTACAGATCAAACAGATAACTGTAACTTACAATGGGTATTTACAGGTAGATTAGAATTTAAAATTAAAATAATAACAGAATAATGGAGACAACAAAACCACAAGTAGTAAGTGATGCTGCAGAGAAGAGTGAAGCAGCTACAATTTTAAAAAACGAACAAACAACTCAGTTTGTAGGTAACGGCAGAGGACAGGTAGCTGATGGTTATCCTCTTATTCCAGTAGGTAGTCAAATCTTCCTTAAGTGGAATTTGAAAGAAGATTCTAAAATTATTGTTCAAGATGATAAGGCTAGAAAACCTCTTAACAACTATTGGGAAGTAGTAGGTATTGGTGCTAAAGTTTCGACAGTTAATATTGGTGATAAAGTGATATTGACTATGAAAGCACAACCTATGTCGTTTGATACAGAGAACATGGATGATATCCCTAATACTAAGTATCATATTATCTATGAGTTTGATATCTCAGCAATTTGTGATTTTTAATTATGAATTTATTTGAACTAAAAGATCATACTTTATCTTGGTTACCAGAGACATTATCTCTGAAACCATTTGAAGCTTTATGGAAAAGAGATAAAACAAAGAATAAGCTTACCGCTACAGGTGAGCTTTCTTTTATTTTCTTTTTTACTGATGGTAGAAGTGATTTTCACAATATCTTAGATGAAGACGAACGTACTAAAGAGATACTTGAACAAGTAGGGGGGTTACCTGAAAATTGGAAACCAGATGCTAAAGTTATGGCTGCCATTGATTTTTATAGAGAACGTAGTGAGACAGTTAGTAGTAGACTTCTTGAAGACGCAGAACATGCTGCTAAAAAGATATCTCAATTTTTGAGAAACGTTAATCTTTATGAGCGTGATGAAAAATCAGGCAGACCTGTATACAAACCTAACGAAATTGTAACTGCTTTAAAGAGTATACCTACAGTAGTAGATGTACTACAAGAGACTAGAAAGAAAGTTCAAAAAGAGTTACAAGAAAAAGGTAATGCTAGAGGTTCTGTAGAAAAAGGTACATTTGAAGATGGTATATGAAGAGGACTATTAAAAAAATTGAAAACTTTACTCCAAAACTTAAAACTAAAATTAGGACTACAAATCCTTTTAGTTCTGGTATATCTATAAGAAAAGCTACTAGAAGTAATGATAACCAATAAATTCCAAACAAATATATCAGAAGAGTTATTATCTGGACTAGATGCAGAACATAAAGAGATGTTCCATGAGTATCTAGAAAAGATACCTATGATTCAGCGTTTGGTTAAGCCGGATAGAAAATATGCTAAAGATCTAGACACAGATGATAAAGGTAGAATTATAGTTGATCTAGCTAATCCACACATACTAGAAGATATGGATTACTTTAGAGAAGCAGCTTTAACATTTCAAGAAACTGGTAAATATACTAATCTATATCCTAATAGAAACCCACAATCTGAATATGCTAAGTTCTGGAAAGAGGAGAGAAGACGTTGTTTAGAGGGTTATGTTAGAGAGTCTGATGGTGAGTGGATATCTGGTTATAATTATTTCTATTGGAATTACGCACCTATTATGAAAGTTATTCAAGTTGGTGAAGAGTCAGCTGATGGTAAAGTTAGATCAGAACGTATACATGATTTTGCTAATCCTTGGGATAGTGATTATTGGTACTTTCATTATATTGAACAAGGTGAACAATCTGGTCAATATGGTAAAGTATTAAAAACAAGGGGTAGAGGATATTCTTTTAAAGCCGGTGGTATTATGGGTAGAAATGCTGTCCATATCAAAAGAAGTAAATCTTATGCAATGGCCTTTGAAAAAGAGTATCTTAATAAAGATGGTCTATTTAATAAAGCAATTGATTCTTTAGATTGGAACGCTAGACATACACCATTCCCTAGATTAAGACTTAAAGATTCAGGTGAAAAGATGCATCTGATTTTAGGTTATAAAGATAGTGAGTTAGGTATTGATGCAGGACAGCTATCTGAGCTTATAGGGGTAACATTAAAAGATAATCCAGATAAAGCACGTGGTAAGAGGGGTAAGATTATATTATGGGAGGAAGATGGTGTCTTTCCTGGTCTTAAAAAAGCTTGGGGTGTAGCCCGAATGTCACTTGAAGATGGTCGTAATGTCTTTGGTTATATGTGTTCATTTGGTACTGGTGGTACAGAAGGCGCAGACTTTGAAGCGTCTGAAGAGTTCTTTTATCATCCGGATGGTTATAATATATTAGGTATTGAAAATGTATACGATATGAATCCATCTGGAACATGTGGTTATTTCATTGCTGAGTATATGAATAAGTCCAACTGTTATGATGAAAATGGTAATAGTGATGTAATAAAGGCTTTAGTTGAGATATTAGAGGATAGACAAAAAGTAAAGAAAGGTGCATCTGATCCTAACACTATTATACAGGAGATGGCCGATAGACCTATTACTCCACAAGAAGCAGTAATGCGTAGAGAAGGTAGTTTATTTCCTGTTTATGAATTAAAACAAAGATTAGGTGAAATTGTAGTTGATAATAAATTATTAGATTCTTCTTGGAAAGGTAAAATGATATCTAATAGTAATGGATTTGCTCATAAAGTTACTACTACAGTTAAAGTAATAAATAAGTTTCCACACACAGAACAAAGACCGGGTGGTATTGAAATATTTGACCATCCTGTTACAGATGCTAATGGAGAAATACCTAGATGGAGATATATAGCTGGATGTGACCCCGTTGATGATGATGGTTCTGGAACAAACTCATTATTATCTACTTTTATAATGAATACTCTTACCGGAGATATTGTAGCTGAATATACAGGTAGACCTCAAATAACAGATGATTATTTTGAACAACAAAGACAACTTTTATTATATTATAATGCTACAATGAATTATGAGAATAATAAAAAGGGACTTTACGTTTACTACAAACATAAAAACAGCCTCCACCTTCTATGTGAAACCCCGGAGATCCTCCGTGACCAAATGAATATTACTATTAGTAAAGTAGGTAACAAACGTTTTGGTACACCTGCTAGTAAGTCAGTTAACGTATACGGCTTAGATCTTATTAAGAAATGGCTGTTAAGCGAATCTTTACATCAACCTGAGACTAAAGATGATGAAGTAGTTGAAACAGTTCTTAATTTACATAGAATTAGATCTAAACCTTTATTAGAAGAATTAATTGGTTGGCATAGTGATGGTAACTTTGACCGTGTATCAGCTTTAGGTATGTTAATGATTTATAGAGAAGATATTTATAAACTAATAACACAAAATAAAAACAACACTGTAGGAACTGTAGAAAATGCTGACTTTTGGTTTAGACAGTTTCCCAACATGAAAAATAATATGAGCTATAATAGATACAAGTTTCCTAATTAAAAACTTGATAAATTATATTATTTTTACAAATTATCTAGATTAAACAAACAATATGTCATATTTAAGTAATACTTCAGCAAATGGTTTTGCTACTTTTCCTAGCCAAAAGTTATCGGAAAAGAAAAAGACTAAAGAGTGGGTAAAGCGAACTATTAATGCTGCAGAAGACTTAGCTCTATTTAGAGATCCCCTTATCAGACAATCATATAGAAATAAACAAGTTAATTATGACTTGTATAACGATATATTAGATACTAAAGATATTGAAAGGGTATGTAATCCAATGGGACTAGAGTTAGGTGCTTTTCCAGCTACTATGCAAAACTATCCATTAGTGTTACCTAAGATAGATGTACTAATTGGCGAAGAAAGAAAAAGACGTTTTGACTATCAAGTTAGAACTATTAATGATGAAGCAATTTCAACTGCTGAAAGAGAAAGAAAACAAGAACATAAAAAGTTTATTCTAGCTAAGATCTCTAAAGATGAAGAACCTAATAAAAATGAATTAAAAAGAGAGATTGAGCAATATCAAAGCTACATGAGTTATGAATGGCAAGATCAACTTTCTCGTAGAGCTAGACATATTGTTAATTACTTATACAAAAAGAACAATCTAAAGGAAGTTTTCTCTAGAGGATTTGAAGATGTATTATTAGCTGGTGAAGAAATTTATTGCGTTGATATTGTATCTGGTGAACCTGTTCTTAGAAAAGTAAATCCACTTAATCTACATACATTAAGATCTGGAGAATCTCCGTGGATCAATGATGCTGATATTATTATTGAAGATGGTTATTACTCTCATGGTCAAATTCTAGATGATTTTCATGAAGAACTTACTGATAGTCAAGTTAAATTAATTGAAAATAATTTTGCTACTGAGGGTAGTGAAGGTTTTATCAGTATTGGTGAAACTGAAGCTTCATTAATGTTGAGAGATACAGATCTTATTGATATTGAAGGTGATATTAGAAATCAATTTGGACATACATATGATTCTGAAGGTAATATCAGAGTTATGCGTGTTGTTTGGAAATCTAAACGTAAAGTTGGTAAACTTGAATACTTTGATGAAGATGGTAACAAGTTTGAAAAGATTGTAGACGAAAGATATAAAAAGAAACCTGGAGAAAATATTAAATGGGTTTGGATTAACGAGTGGTGGGAAGGTACTCGTATTGGTGGTGGTGGACTAGGTGGTGTAGATAAAAAAGCCATCTATGTTAAGATGAAAAAAAGACCTATCCAATTTAGAAGTATTCATAATTTATCTAGATGTCATTCTGGTTATGTAGGATTAGCTTATAATACAAACGTATCAAAAGCTAAATCTTTAATGGACCGAATGAAACCTTACCAATATCTATATAATGTTTTCATGTATAGAACAGAGCTTGCTTTCGCTAAGAGTAAAGGTAAGATTGGTAGACTAGATAAAGCAGAAATGCCTGATGGTTGGACACCTGAAATCTGGATGCATTACGCTGAGTTAAACGGTTGGTTAGTTGTTGACTCTTTTAATGAGGCCAAGAAAGGGGCTGCTCAAGGTAAGTTGGCTGGACAAATGTCTGGTTCTGCAACAGCTATTGATTTAGAAATGGGTAACTATATACAACAACATGTATTAATGTTACAGTTTATTGAACAACAACTAGGTCAAATTGCTGGTATTACTAAACAACGTGAAGGGCAAATTGAGTCTAGAGAAACTGTTAGAGGAGTAGAAAGATCTGTTTCTCAGTCTAATATTATTACAGAGAAGTATTTCGGTTTACATGATATGGTTAAAGTTAAAGCTTTAACTGCATTATTAGAAACAGCTAAAGTTGCCTGGAAAGGTAAAAAGAAAATATTGTCTTATGTAACAGACGAGTTTACAGAACAAACTTTTACTATTGAAGCAGATGATCCAGTTATGGATTGTGATGCTGGTGTAGTACTAACATCAGGTCAAAATGATGTAGAACTTATGCAGTCTCTTAAAGAGTTTGCACATGCAGGATTACAAAACGATAAAATATCATTTAAAGAATTAATTGATATTTATATGAATCCATCTATTAATGCTACTAGAAGACGACTTGAAGGCGCTGAAGCTAAAAGAGAACAACAATTACAAGAGCAACAAGAACAACAAGCTAAAATTAATGAAGCTAACATACAAGCTGCTAAAGAGAAAGATGCTTTAGATAAACAGCATGATATGAATAAGATTGATAAAGAGTATGGCTACAAGATGCAAATTGAAGCTATGAAACAAGCAGCCAATTCAGATTTAGATAGAGATCAAGATGATGATGGTATTATTGATGAAATTGAATATGCTAGAGAGAATACTAAAATCAATATAGCTAAGTTAAAGGCAGAAAGTGATAAGCTAAAATTAGATAAACAACTACAACATGAACGTGTAGAAAATGCTAAAGATAGATCACATAAAGAAAAGATAGAGAGAATGAAACCTAAACCTACAGCTAATACAGGTAAAAAGTAATAGCTATACATTTAGTTTCAAATATAATTTTTTTTATTATAATGTCTAAATTATTTTGTTAATTTGACATCAATTATTTAAAACAAACGTAATGAATAAAGACGGAGACAACGATTTGTTTAAAGATATCAGCTTTGAAGACGATTTAATTATAGAAGGAGCTGAGACATCTTCAAACACTTCAAACGAACAAACGATAGAAGAAGCAAAAGACGGTAATACTGATACTAGTGTGAATAGTAACGAAACTAGTGCTACCGCAGCCCAACCAAACGAGGATGGGTTAATTGAATTTGATGAACCTTCTACCACCGCAGAGTCGAGTAGTGATGCTTCTGCTAGTGAATCTAGTGATAGTGAAACTAGTGCTTCTTCTTCGTCTCCTTTTTCTTTTATCACTAACGCTCTCGGTGCTGAAGGCTTTATCGAAGTTAGTGATGATGAGTTAGATGGAGTTGAAGACCATGCAGAGTTTTTAAGAAATAAACTAAACGAAGCTATTGATAAAAAAGTTAAGTCTGGTTTAAGTGAAAGGAAACTTAAAGCTTTAGAGGCTTTTGAAAAAGGTGTTCCAATGGAAGACTATGTTAATAGTAATGCTAGAGAAACACAATATGCTAGTATTTCTGCCGAACAAATTGATGAAAATGTTCAACTGCAACAACAACTAATTGCAAGATCTCAACAAGCTAGAGGCTACTCTGAAGAAGAAATTCTAGATAATCTTAAAACTTACCAAGATGTAGGTGGGGATAAGATGAAAGAAAAAGCTCTTGCTGCTCAAAAACACTTGATAAGTATTGAACAAGATAACAGAGAGAAAATGTTAGAGCAAGCGGAAGCTGCTAAAAAAGCTCAAGAAGAACAAAGAAAAGATGAGCTTAATAACATTAAAGATTTTGTTACAAAACAAAAAGAAATTATTCCTGGTTTAGAATTAACAGATTCAACTAAGGATGATATTTATAAGATAATGACTACTCCAACTGGTCAAGATAAAAACGGTAACCCCGTTAACGCTATAGGAGCAGTTAGAGATAAAGATCCAAATAGATTTAATATGTTAATGACATATTATTATCATTTAGGTCTGTTTGATGAGAAGCCTAACTTGAGTAAACTTGAAAAAGTTGCTGAAACAAAAGTATCAAAAGGGTTAGATAACCTTTTACAGGAAGGTACTAGTTTCATGACTCAAAGTGGAGGAACAAAAGATGCTAATCTAAGATCAGAAGATGATTTCGGATTAGACTTTATTTAATTAGTAAACTATATAAAAATAAAATAAAATGCCAAAAATTAGTCCGTTTCAAATGACCGAAGCTAAGTCTTGGGCTGGATTGACAACTAAAAATCACTTGGGTTCTATTTTTCAAAGCGAGCCGCAAAAAGCTAGTAAACTACTTACTAGAATTGCACAAACTAACTTTGGGCTAGACCTAGATACTTATTTAGATCAGTTCTCACCATTGTACTTAGATACTGATGATGACTTTACTTGGGACTTGGTAGGTTCTGGTAAAAAGAATGTACCTCTAGTTGAAGCTCGTATTAATGATACTGCTTTAGCTGCTACAGATACAGCTGGTTTAAACTTTACTGCTTTTGAACTTGTTTTCGCAGAGCAATGGTTTACTGACGAGCATGTAATCGTTGGTCACAAGAATGAGAAGTACCAACTTCAAATTCAATCAGATCCAGTTCCAGATGGATCATATTGGGTATATACAGTTAAACTTTTAACTGGTGATCCAGATTTGTTTATGCCATATGAAGAGTTAACTGCCGGGACTAGATTCTCAAAAGACTTCTCTTTAGTTGAGCAAACTCTATCTAAAAAAGGTGGTGGAATTAACTTCACTTCTCCTTTCAAAATGAGAAACGCTTTCTCAATGATTCGTATGCAACATACGACTCCAGGTAACATGATTAACAGACCACTTATGACAGGTTGGGTTGGAGATCAAGGTAAAAAATATGCTACTTGGACTCAATATGAAGATTACGAGTTTGAAAGACAATTTAGAGAAGAGAAAAACAAACTTGTTATGTTCTCAAGAGCTAACAAGAAAGATGATGGTTCTTATCAAAACACTGGTAAATCAGGTCACGTTAAGAAACAAGGAGCTGGTCTTCGTCAACAAATGGAAGCTGCTAATACAGTAGTTTATTCAACATTTGATATTGACTTCTTACTAGACACATTGTTAGAGCTTTCAGAAGGAAAACTTCCAACTGATAAGAGAGAGTTCGTAATGATGACTGGTGAAAGAGGAGCTGTTCAATTTCATGAAGCTATTGAGAACTATTCTCAATTGTTTACTAAAATGAATGACGGTTCAAGAATCTATGGTGCATCTTCAGATAATGGAGCTAAAATGCCTTTAGGTTACGGAGGTCAATTCGTTGAGTACATGGGACCACAGGGAATCAAAGTTACTCTTAAAGTTCATTCATTATATGATGATAGAGAGAGAAACAAGATTTATCACCCTGATGGTGGTGTAGCTGAATCGTACAGATATGACATCATGGATGTTGGTACTTCTGACGGTGAGCCTAACATCAGAAAAGTATACGTTAAAGGTCAAGATGATATCATGGGATATGTACCAGGATTTAGAGATCCATTCTCACCAACTGGTTCAAGAGCTAGAATCATGGCTGATCCAACTGACGGTTATACTATTCATAGAGGTTCAATTTGTGGTGTAATGGTGAAAGATCCATCTAGAACTGCAACGTTGTTACCTAATACTTTAGTGTAATATACTATCACACATAAATAAAGCTGGTGGGGTAGAAATATCCCGCCAGTTTATTAAATAAATAAAAATGACAGAAGAAGTAAAAAAAGAAGCTAAGACACCTTTTACGCTACCTAATAAAAAAGTAAAGGTTGTTCCAGTAAGAAGAAAAGGTGGTTGGTTAAATGATCTACATCCAGATCACGAAGCTAACTTTTTGGTAGCAAATGCAAAAATTAAATATGCTGCTCCGACAATTGGTAGAGGTAGGGTTGCAAACCCACTTACTCCAGAAGAGAGAGCTTATTTAGAAAAAGAGCTAGATGAAGATCTAAATCCATTGAAGAAAGATAATAACTTTTGGACAAAAAGATTTGCAGTTCTAGACAGAGGTATTAGAGTTTTAGATTTAACTAATCCATTGGATTATATAGATTATAAAATTTTACTAATGCAAAAAGATTTTATAGCTCCTTCAGGTGAAAAGAAATTCGCTAAAGGAACTTACAAGTTCTTCATTGATGATTTAGAATATGAAGATAGAACTAAGTTCAAAGCTGCTACAGCTAAAAAGGAAGCTTACAAGTTCTTTGGTAAATTAGAGGAAAAAGGCAAGACAGCTCTTGTTGACTTTCTTACAGTTTATTATAAACATAAACCAGGTAAGAGAGCTGATAGCTCAATGAGTCTTGAGAAACTAGTATCAACTATTGATGGTATCATTGATAATGATGTTGATGGTTTCTTACAAGTAGCTGCTGATGCTGAATATGACAATAAAGTATTTATTACTAAAGCACTTAGATATAAAGCGATTCTAGTAGAAGAAGGTAAATATTACCTACCAGAAGGTGCATTAATTGCTTCTTCACAATCTGATCTAGTAGCTTGGTTAAAAGATGGTAATAATAGCGAAGAGTATTTGCAGATTAAACTAAGAATACAAAACGCAGAACAATAGATATAGATGACTGCAAACGAAATGGCAGATGAGTTAGAAGTATTGTTTGATAAAATTACAAACAATGATTCTCCTGGATATGAAGACGCAGAACTTTCAACTGTTTTAACAAAAGCACAAGAAAGATTTGTATTCCAAAATTATGCAGGAACTAACAAATTAAAAGAGGCTTTTGAAGAGACTGAAAAAAGAAGAAAAGATTTAAATGAGTTAGTTAGTAACTCTACTATCTCAACTTCTTCTTCAACTCAAACAGGAGCATTACCTAATGGTGTCTTTTATGATTTGCCAACTGACTTTATGTATGCTATATCAGAACAAGTAACTATTAGTTCTACAGACACTTGTCATGACGGCAATAGAATAAAGGTTAAACCAATTACTCACGACTTATATGCTGAGAATGTTAGTAATCCTTTTAAAAAGCCTGACACTAGTTTAGCTTGGAGATTAGATTTCAGTAGATCAACTTCTGGAACAGATCCAAAAAGACATGAACTAATTACAGATGGTAATTATACTATTACTAGTTATCATCTTAGATACTTAAGACAATTACCAAATATAGTAGTAGATAGAACTACTACAACAAACCAGGTAAACTGTATACTTAATGAAACCACTCATAGACGTATCATTGATACTGCAGTAGAAATATTACTAGAGATTACAGTAGATGGAAGGTTACAAACCAACTTGATACTTAATCAAACAAACGAGTAAATTATAAATAAATATATTGTTTAATTAAATTTTAAAACAACATGCGAACGCAAAGAAACGTAGAACACCTTTTTATTGGTGGAACTGCAACAAAAACAACAGCGAATTATCCAAATTCAATGAACGCAGGTGAGATTGGTATCTTTACTCCAGAGGGAATTAGAGTTACTGAAGCAACAGCTGCTACTATTGATGAGTTTGTAGTTGCTCTTGAAGATGCTAATGGGGTTGAGTATGTATCACCTGTATACAACAAAAACGACATTAAATCTGCAAAGAGAACTGTTTACGCTGCTGCTACTGCACAACTTGATTATTTAGGGTACAATGGAACTACTGGTTCAATTGACGCTATCAATAACAACTTGTACAAAATCAATATCCAAGTTCAAGAATTATTGAGAGCTAATACTGACGGTAGAAAAACTAAATTCGGAGTTTATAAGTCAGATTCATCTGCTACTCAAGCTGAGATTGCTATCGGTCTAGCTGGTTCATTAGTTAATAACTTTGATAGAGAGGCTGAAAAGTTTATCACTTTCAATGCTATTTGTAGTGATGCTCTTGATACTAACTACACAATGGATGAAACTGTAACTGTAACTAATGGTTCAAAAGCAATTTCAATTGCAACTGACTACGATTATAATACAGGTACAGATTTAGCTGTAGGTGATTTTATTAGAATTGCAGATACAGATACTACTGTAGCTCTTACTGATGATGTTTATAGAATTGAGACTATCAACTCTACTTCAGATATCAGATTGGATAGACCTTATCAAGGTACTTCTGGAACAAGAACTCACGGTAATAACTCTACACAAGCAATTACTGCTGCTGATGGAGCTGCTGCTGATTGGGGTATCTCAATGACAGGTGCTGCTCTTGACTTCGTAGCTGGTAAAGAAAACTATGAAGTTGTTAGATGGGAAACTCAAGTTGTTGATTTCGGAACTACAACTCAAAACTTTAAATCAACTGCTGCTTCTAGAGGTAACGGTACGATTAACGAAGTTGCTGAGTTAGAATGGTTCTTACAAGGTAACGAAGGTGAATACTACAGAGAAGGATTCTCTACAGTCCACACTCCGAGATCATTAGTTGACTCATCAGTAACTGGTGGTGGATACGATATGACTACTATTACTTTTGATTCTGCTCACACAAATGCATTTCAAAATGTAATCTCTCCAAGAGTATTAACTCTTGCGACTCCAGCAACTGCACCTAACTATGCAATTACTGGTACTTCAGATGACATTACAGATGTATTGGAAGTTTTAGCTTTCGGTTCAGCTAACGGTAACTTAGCACTGTAATAGCTATATAACATTTAGTATGGTGGTGTGCTTAATTGTATACCACTATACTTTTGTTTATTTTTGTTTATAATCAGAAATTATGGCTTTTTCTCCGACCTTAAAACTCTGTCAACCAAACTGTAAAACAATCACTTTTATAGACATTACTAATGTTTATAATGCAACTACTAATGATGATGGGTGGGGTGCTGCTAATAGTGTTACTGGAGCAACAGTAACTGCAGCTACAATTACAGTTAAAGATTCAGATGGCGATACAGTGTTTACTTATGATGTTTTATCTCAAATACCAGATCCTGTAACTGGTGACATAACATTTACTGATTATTCATATTCCTTAAGTGATGGTAGATATACTGTTACTTATTCAATTACAGTAGGAGAAGCAGAAGATACTTATACTCATAATCAAACAGTTTTAATTACTTGTAATTTTGAATGTTGTATAAGTAAACAGTTAGCAAAGATTGCTAAAGCTTATTGTGAAGATCAATGTGATACTTCAACAATAGATGATTACCTTTTAATTGAAGGTTTACTGCATGCTTATAAGTCTGCAGAAATGTGTGAGAAAGACACTATTAAAGATAATATTAAAGCAAGACTACAAAGGTTTTGCGATTACCAATGTGATGATTGTTAATTATGAGTTGTACAGATTGTGATGATAATAAAATTCCATTATCGTTAGCTACTGGTGCTGACGGTACAAATGGTGATGACGGTAACAGTATTTATGTAGCTTTTGCTACAGATGAAAACGGTACTGGATTTACATATACACCTACAGATTTAACAGAGTACATCTCTTTTGTATCTAAAGTAGGTGATACAGTAACTCAACCTGAATTTACTACATGGACTAAATTTCATGGTGAAGATGGTTTAGATGGTCAAGACGGTGCTGGTACTTCAGCTCCAGTTTGGAAAGATTTAATCCTTATGAATGGTTGGGTAGCTAATTCTGGATTAGGAGGTAAAATTACTGTTACACCCCAATACTCAGTACATAATGGATTTATATATTTTAGAGGAGAGGGTGATGCTACTAATGCAACATCTGGATCATGTGCTATAACACCTTCAATAAGTGGAGTAGATGGAATACCTCCAAATCTTATAGTGTATACACAAGCGGTAGGATTTACTTCAGGCTCTGTGTTTTCTACTAAATATATAAAAGTGTCTTATACTGGAGGGGTTTATACTTTAGAGGTAGATGGAGATTACTCTGATTTTATTGACTTTGGATCTATTCCTCCTATATCAGTAACTAACTAATGACTACAGATTTAGACAAACAAAAGATAGTTACAAAATACCAATGTAAATTGGCTTGTTTAGGTAATAGTGTTGCTACTAAATTATCTAAACATAAAATGTGTGATTTTAAAGATGAGATTAGAGATCTCAAATTCGCTAGAGCATTACTTTGGCGAATTACTGCTTATGATACAAGTGCAGGTACAGACGCAGGTAATGCGTTAGTTAACTGTTTAACTAAGACAGAATTATGTCAAATGTTAAATGCTTTATATTGCACTTTAGATAAGTATTGTGATTGCGAATAATTAAAATAAACATAAACTAAAAATTTAAAATAAAATGGGAGTTACAGTTTTTACTGATGATGGTAACGGAATGACATTTTCAGGTGTACTTTTAGATGATGGAGATATCAAATTAAAAGGTTCTGGTAAACTATACTTAGATAATGATAATGATTCATATTTTGAAGCTAGTACTGATGATACTATTGATTTATATATAGCAGGTTCAAAAGACTTTGTTTTTAAATCAAATAATTTACAAGTACAAACAGCTTCATATATTACATCAGAAAGTGCTATTGCACAATGTTTTCACTTGTCTACACCAAATGCAGCTATGCAGTCTTTATCGGGGGCAGGTGCTATTGGTAATACTCAATATTACACAGCTTGGACAACTACTAGTACTGATGCTGGTACTTTAGCTGACGCTGACGTTGTTGGACAACATAAAAAAATTCAAATGATTGTTGACGGAGGTGATGGTACTCTAACACCAACAACTTTAGTAGGAGGTACTACAATTACCTTTGCTGACGCTGGTGATACTGCAGAACTTATGTGGACAAATTCTGGTTGGAGAGTCCTTGCTCTTTATAATGTAACAGACGGGGCTACAGCACCAGTTTTAGCATAATAATTTTAACATAAATAAAACTATAATAAAATGGCTATAGCAACAAAAGTAACTGCGAATAATCATTTACCTGGAGAAGGTGATGGTAGATTTGTAGTTTATTCAAAACAATTCAACGAACTTGTTGATGCGTTTTTAGAGATTGAAGGTACAGATGGTACTTTTACAATTGACACAATTAATGAGTCTACTTCAGGGTCTGGAGTAACTGTTGATTCAGTATTACTTAAAGATGGTGGAGCTACCTTCACATCTATTAGTGGATATGGTACTGGTGCAGGTGGAACTGTAACTCAGCTTACATCTATTGCTACAGGAGTAACTCTTAGTAAAGCTTGTGGTGCTATTACTACAGTATCTAGTACATTAGCTGCTGGAGCAGAAGCTACATTTACAGTAACTAATACTGTTGTAGGCTCTACTGATACAGTAATCGCTAATCTACAATCTACATCTTCAGCAGGTACACCAGTTGTATTTGTTACAGCAGTAGCTGATGGATCTTTTGACATCACTATCGCTAACTTACATGCTTCAAATGCCCTAGACAATACGCTAGTTATTAACTTTGCGCTTGTTAATGGTGTAACAGCATAATTAATTTTAACTTTCAAGTCTACCTCATTTTTCGTATATTGGGGTAGACTTTTTTATAATTACTATTATGGCAACTAAAAAAAATTACGATAGTGCTGCGGCAGAAGTTTTAGTTTCAAAATCATTACTTAACACTAAACCTTATTTTATTTCTGATACTAATGCACATTCAGATTTAAATGGTTATGCAATTCAAGCAATTGAAGATACAGTTATTTCTGCCATTAGCTCAAATGTACAAGGTAATGCTTTAGCAAGCGAGACTATTCTAGCTGGACATGTTTGGTATATGGATGTTTACTCTATAACTTTAACATCAGGGGCAGTATTTATTCATAGACGATAAAATCAACCAACCATGTTAGGTATAGCATTAGGTACGAGAGGTTCTAGTTCTGGGGGCGGAGGTAGTAATACTAGTTCGTTGTTTGTAACTGGACAAACTACTTCTTACACATCAGGAGATGATGGTGATAGAGAAAGAGACAGAGGTACAGATTTCTATAACCTAGATATTAATAATGGTTTTGATAATAATACTAAAAGATTTACTGGAACAACTGGAGGTTATTTTGATGAAGTGAACAACGTTTATTATGATGTAGATGATGTTTCTACTACAAGAGCTGGTGCATTTCCAAATGGTTTAATAATTGATTGGTCAGCTTGGGATCAAGTAAATAATAAAGTATTGTGTTTAGACTATAATTATTTACAAACTGGTACCAATACATCAATGATGAGTGGTGCTCCCTATACTAGAGGCAGTATAGCTGGATTTTATGTAGCTAATATTCAAGAATTACATAATTTCTTTTTCTATAGTGGAAAATCTTATGGTTGGGGTACGCCTGCTTATTATAATTGGCCGCCACTATCTTTTAATATTGGCTCACCTAGTACGACTTTTAGAGTTGCAAGTTCTACTTATTTTGGAACATCTCAAACTTATTGTATGGCTGGAACGACAAATTTAGCGGTTTCGATTTCGCATACTCAAAGTTACACGACTTTTCTAGTTAATTATTTAGACACTGTAACAGACTTAGGACTTTAATTATAGATTATGGCAAATTATAAATTTGAATGGTTAAATGGTGGGGCAGAAATAATAAACCCTACAATAACTATCAACCCTGATAATATTAGTATATTTCCATCTAATATGACGATAGATGTAGATATTCTATTAACTACTCCAAATGGAACTTCTTTTGGAGTTAGATTATTTGATATTCCAGTGGAGAATTTAAACTATGATGTTGGTACTTTACAAACTAGAGTATTATCTAAATTAGAAAATTTTAAGGTTTAGATTATGAAACAAAGAAATATAGATAATCCATTAGATAGATTTAATGTAACTAAATCAAAAGTAATTATTGAGCCAGGTAAAAAAGGTAAAGTAGTTAAATATAATTGGTTACAAAGATTAATAATTAAATTATTTAAATTATAATGATAGGTATAGGATTAAGTATTTTAAAACCCCCGGTAACACCACCTGTTACTCCATGATATAATATATGAATATAACACAAGAAGCAGAAGAACAAAGAAAAATGGCGATTGAAAAATTAAATAACATACAAGCTGAATCTAAATACTTATATATTTTAGATCCAGGACACGGTGGTATGAAAAATGGTGTATATCAAACATCAGGTAAAAGATCTCCTATATGGGATGATGGTACTCAATATTTTGAAGGTGTTGGTAATAGGGAGGTTGCTAAAAAAGTAGGAGATAAACTAAAAGATTTAAAGATTGATTTTGCTTATACAGTAGAACCAACTGATGCTACAGATGTATCTCTAAAAGAAAGAGTTAAATGGGTAAACGAATTACCATATAAAAACGTTATATTAATATCACTACACTCCAATGGAGCTAGTGCTGAAGCTGCTCAAGGTTGGGAAATATATACATCACCTGGAGAAACTACGTCTGATAGAATAGCTACTGTTTTCTATAATAGATTTCAAGATAAATTCTTAGATAGAAAATTTAGAAAAGATACAAGAGATGGTGATCCAGACAAAGAGGCTAATTTTTACATAATTAAAAAAACCGTATGTCCCGCAATTTTGTTAGAGAACTTCTTTCATACCAACGAATACGAGTGTAAAAATATCTTAATGACAGATGAAGGACAAAATAAAATTGTTGATGCTATTATAGAATCTATTACCTTTATAGAATTAAATGGAATACCTAAATAATGCAATACGATTGGTCACATACAATTAAAAATTTAATCATAGTATTACTATTGTTATTAGTAGTATTTAAATGTGGTGGCAGAGGTGAAGAACCCAATGACGTAGAAGTAGTAACTTATACTGATACCACATTTATAACTCATATTGATACAGTAACTTTTATAAAAGATACTACTGTTACAAAGACGGTACTCTCGTATACATATGTAGAACGTGTTGCAAAAGATACTAGTAAAGCGTATACTTTTAAAACTCATGTATCAGATAGTCTTATTTCAGGTGATATTACTACTAAAGTGAAGGTGAAAGACAGTGTAGCTACTTTAATTAACCAAAGTATTGCTTATCAACCACTTTTTCCTAAATATATTTACCAGACAGATAGTATCATTATTCACGATTCTACAGTAGTTACAAAATATAATACAAAGCCTAGATTATTACTAGGAGCTGACATTGTATTTGGTAATTCTCAAAACAATGGAACAATAATACCAAAACTTGCACTAGAACTAAAAGATCAAACTGTCTTAGAAGGTGGTTATGATATTTTTAATAATCAAATTGTTTTTGGTGCCAAATATAAATTTAAAAGAAAAAAGTAATACAATGGAATCAGTACTAAATACTCCAATGGGTGAAGCTGGAGGAATTACAACCCTATTAGCTTCAGTCGGCTTTCAAGCCGCAAGTATGTTGGATTTAGCAAATATTAACCCTTATTTAACTTTCTTTACTACCGTTGGTGGTATAGTGTATTTGTGGTATAAAATTAAAAATGAACGTTTAAAAAATAAAGAACTTAAACGTAAACTAGAAAATGCCGACAGAGAAAATAAAAAAGGCTAATGAAATAAGTTCTCTAATTACTGGTTGGGGGAAAATTCTATTTATAATAGGGTCAGCAATTGGTAGTGGGTTTTTATTATATTATCAAATACAAAATAATTCTACTAGTATACAAAATTTAGAGTTAAAGATAGATGATAATAATAAAGCCAACGAAAGAGAATTTGAAATAAACGAAGAACGTAGTAATAAACGATACGACAGAGCTATGAAAACAGGCGATATTCTTCTAAAGCAAAACGCTAAACAAAATGACTGGCTACTTGACTTAGATAAAAGAATATCTTATATTGAAGGAAATTTAAAACATGAATAATTGGTTTACAAATACTTGGGAATGGTTTAAATCATTCTTTGATGGTAAAACAGTAGCATCAATGATGAGATTACTTAACTTTTTAGCTGTAGTTAATGGTTTAGGAGTTATTTGGTATTGTGCTATTGCAGAATCTGAATATGCTCATTATGGTTTAGAACTTGTAATGATTGGTATATTTGGTAAAGGTTATCAAGACTATAATAACTATCGTAGAGATAAAACTAAAAAAGATGGCGAGAATATACAGTCTGACATATCTTAAAGAGTTACATAGAAATAAAAAAGCTGAAAATGGTGTATTATATTACACTGATGAAAAAGTTTTTAAAGGTACTGATAAAGGTTATTTAGAAGATGTTACTGATATAAAGCTTTCTACTGAAGAAACCAATAATTCTTTAGTTATTATAGAAGGTGATATTGAAGATAATAGTATTAGAATAACTAATTTAGAGAGCAATAAAGCTGATAAATGTCAGGCATTAGCTTGGTCAATTATATTTTAAATGGAAAAAGTTATATTAGATAGTGTTAATTATAATTTTGATGCTTCAGCTAAAACTATAACTTTTACTCAAAGTTATGGGACTGTAGAATTAAATCATGTATTATTAATTACTAATGTTACAGATAACGTAATTATATATAACTTTGGATGTACTGGGTACGGCGGGTCAATGTCTGGTCTAACTTTAACTTTAGATTACGATACTACTAGTATGGCAGACACTGATGATTTGCAAGTAGTATTATATGTAGAGAGTACTGAAAATAGCTCTAATATGTTAAAAGAACTAGAGGTACAGTCTGAGACATTAAGTTGTCTACAAAACATATTAGAAGAATTAAAATTAAATAATAAATTAATTAAAGAAATTCTAAGATAATGGCAGAATATAAAATAAAAGACGGTACTGGTACCGGGGAAATGGCCAAAGTAAATGGTGATAATAGATTATATACCCAAGCAGTTACTACTACCGAAAATGATGATGCTAATAAAAAAGGTGCAGCATATAATATAAATACCGGAGTTATTACTCTTACGGATTCAGCAGATACTGCAGTAATGTATCTAAAAAATGATGAAGAAAAGACTCTTCATATTACAGCTATTGCCATAGGACTAGGTCCCTCAACAGGTGGTACTGGAGGTATACCTAAAATTACTGTAGTTAGAAATCCAGCTAGTGCTAGTTTTAGTACAGATGTTGATATTAAAAGTAATAGAAATTACGGCTCTCAAAATGCTTTAACAGATGTTACTGCTTACAAAGGAGCAACAGGGGCTACCCTAACGGGAGGAGAAGATCATCTAATTTTCTTTCAAACATCTAGTGGTAGATTATTTGCTGCTATTGATGAGATTTTACCTAAAGGTAGTAGTATTGGAGTTAAAATTGACCCACAACCAAGTAATACGTCTCAAGATGTTTACGTGGCTCTTATTTGTCACCAAGAAATACTTGAATAATAAAAAATTATAAAAAATTATGGAAACTACAATAAAAGATGGTACAGGTTCTCAACAAGAAGCACATGTTGATGGCTTTGGTAGATTACATGTTTTTTCAGTAACAGAACCAGAAGATAAACATATTGCTAGAGATGGTAAAACGTGGAGTTATTACTTTACTACCACTCCAGCAGGAGCCAATGATTATTTTTTCTATTTTGAAAATACTGGTGAAGAAATATATACTATCACAGACATTAGAATTATGTCTGCTTCTGCTGATACCATTAATGTGAATGGGGTTAGTGGAACACCTTCCTATACAGCTAGTGCAGATGTAGATGCTGTAAATAGAAATAGAGGATTAACTTCTATTTTACCTTCAGCTACTGCTAAAAAAGATACAGATACTACGGGACTAACCAATGATGGTACAATCTTTTTTATAAGATGCGATACTGCGAACGAAATGGAACATCTAAGAACATCTTCTAATATTCATATACCTAAAGGAGCAGCTATTGGATTACAAGCTGTTACAGGTACTGCTTTAATTACTTGTGTAGTATCAGTAAGTGTTCTCGAAGAACTTTAATTAAATGGGACTAGAAACTAAAATAATAGATGGTGAAGGTTCCAAAAAAAGAGTAGGCTCTAAAACTACTGAAGAATTTGGTACTGGTTTAAAGGTATATACTTTTGAAGGTAATCCTCTTGGATTTCAAAGTGCTACATTTATTAATGATACATACGGAGCAGCTTTAAATCAAGATGCTTCAGTAGGTGGTACACCTGACCAAGTACATAATGGGATTGATTCTGTTTTATGGACAGCTGCAGCTACAGTTGGTACTTGGACTTTTAATTCTACAGCTCAAGCTAAAAGTGGTACTAATAGTATTGATGCTACAGCTACTGTAAATAATGATTTAGCAACAATATCTAAAGGGTCTTCTCTGACCATTGCTAATTATCAAGCTTTGACAGGTTGGATATACATAACCTCTTGGTCTACTAGCGGTACTAAAGATGTTCAAGTCGAAGGATATGTAGGAGCTACTGCAACTGTAGTAAGTTCAGTTTTAAATCTTAGTTCTTATATAGATACTACCTTATTTAATACTTGGCAAAAATTTACAATACCCTTTGCAGATTTTTCTTTTACTTCAAGTACTTTGGACACAATTAGAATTAGAACAATTGATATTGGTGCCGGTGCGCCTCCTAATTATTACTTAGATGATATTCAATTTGAAGAAACTGGAGGACCTATTATATTTACAGTAGGACCAGCCCCAGGTAAAAAGTGGAGAATAACTAGTTTAAATTACATATTAGCTGATGCATATGCAGGTACTGTCACAAATGGAACAATGCCCTCTATACCATATACAGGTTTCTTAGGTGTAGGTAGTCTCACAAATGGTACCGTAATTAGAAGAATACAATACGGTGAAATAAGATTCTCAAATACTACAACAGATTTTATTGATTATATAAGTACTGCTGCTCCTAAAACTGTTATTAGCGGTAGTGACGGCACTAATACATGGGTACGTTTAGAAGCAAATTTTAAAGACCCTATTATATTTGATGGGGATAAGGGTGATAGATATGAATTAGTTATTAATGATGATCTCTCTGGTTTGCTTTACTACAGAGCAGTCATTTCTTACTCAGAAGAACTAGAATAAAATATTAGTTATGAAATTTTTATTATTGCTAATAGCCTTTATACCTACCACCATTTTAACGGTGATATGGTTGCCTATTAACATTTTTTATCATATATTTACATTTAAATGGAAAACAGGTTCTAAAAAAATAGGCCAATATTTTTACCAAATGGCATTGTCCATAGATCAATTCGCTAACGTATCGTTACAAACCCCACTTAATTTTTTAATGATAAAAAGAGGTGTTTATGATTTTCATTTATTTGGAGATGAAGATGATACTATTTCTTATTGTATAGCAATGAACCAAGATAAAGATTCATTATCTAAATTTGGTAAATTTTGGGCATGGTTCTTAGATAAAGTTGATAGAGATCACTTATTAAAGACTATGAAAAATAAACGAAAAAGAGATTTAGAAGCCTGTAAGAGAATTAGTAAAATATACTTAAACTAATATGGTAAGTAAGAAGATAGAAGTCCTTGTAGAGAAGTTTTTAAAAAACAGAGTTTATTTAACAAATGGCGCAGGGTTCCTGGCTAAGAAATGGAAAGTTTCAAGAGCCGAGATCTATGAAGCTAGAGACGAAGCTAAAAGAAGATTAAAAGCCGAGCAGGCTGTAAAATGCAAAAGATTGTTCTTTGATATTGAAACCTCTCCAAATGTATGTTACGTTTGGGAAACAGGTTGGAAGAAAACAGTTCCACATAACACTATCATACAAGAAAGACAAATTATGTGTATTTCTTATAAGTGGTGGGGTGAGGATAAAGTTCACAACATCTGGTGGAAAGATCAAGATGATAGAAACGTTCTAGAAGAATTTTTACCTATTATCTTTTCTGCTGATGAAGTAGTAGCTCATAATGGTGATAGATTTGATATACCTATGATGTTAGGTAGAGCAGCCTTCCACAGATTAAAAGCCCCTACTAAATATAGAACGTTTGATACATATAAGAAGATTAAAGCTCAATTCAAATTAAATAGTTATTCATTAGACTATTGTACTAGATTCTTTAATGTACGTGGTAAAATGGAAACTGGTGGATTTGACTTATGGAAAGATATCTTACAAGATAGAGATAAGAAAAGACGTAAAGAGGCTAAAGAAAAAATGATTGAGTATTGTAATAGAGATGTTATAGCAATGGAAGATCTTTATAACACTATTCAACCATACACTAAAGCAGTTACTAATATGTCTGTTTTGCAAGGCGAATCTAAATGGGGGTGTCCTTCATGTGGTTCACAAGATGTGTCATATGCTAAACCTGATGTAACACCAAGAGGTATTATACAAAGACATATGGAATGTGATACTTGTGGTAACTACTACCACATATCAAGTAAGACTTATTTTACTTGCAAAGAATATAAAAAGATACATGAGTAATGGTTACTTTAAATGAATTAATTTACGATTTATGGGAGATTGTCAGACCAAATATATCTGATGATGACCCCTTTGATAAAAGACAATTTGCCTTCTGGATTAAAAACCAGAGGGCTTTATGGCTTAGAAACGAGTTAAATAAAAATCGTACTATAGATGATAATGTAATTCAAGATTTAGGTTGTGTTGAACTTGAAGTAGCAGATCGTGCCGATTGTTGTGAACTATCAGCTGGATGTAAAATACTTAGAACCAAACTAACAATACCTAATACAATTGAGTTGCATAATAAAACTGGACTTACTAGAGTAGCTCCAATTGATAAATTATCAGTACCATTTAGTTTTGTAGACTATGAAAGAGCTATATGGTCTGGAAATGGTAGATACAATTCTAGTCAAATTTTTGCATTTTTGTTAAATGATAGAATTTATCTTTCATCTAAGTCAAATGAAAGTCTTAAATATATTACACATATTAATGTGAGAGGTGTATTTGAAGATCCGACTGAAGCTGCTGTTTTTAGTCATTGTGATAATACACCTTGTTATACAGACGATAGTGCTTATCCAGTTAATAGTTGGATGATTGATTATATGAAAGAGGCTATCTTAAAGTTAAATGTAGGTATGGCTTTACAAGCTGTAAATGATACTACAAATAACGCTAAACCAGATAATACAAATGAACCACAGCAATAGTTTAAATCCAGGTAGAAAACCTAATAGTAAAGGTAAGATACCAGTTCATGCTGGCTTATCTGAGTTTTATAAGTTTTATAAAAATAGATATGCTGAGTCACCTCATGAAACAGTAGATTACCCCACCTATGCAAAGGTTATCAGAGCTATAAATAAGAGAATAGCGAAAGCTATTATTTATGAGGGCTTTGAATTAAGACTTCCTGGTAAACTAGGATACATTTCTATTATTAGAAAAAAACATAAATTAAAGACAACAGAAGACGGAAGAGTTGATACTAGATATTTACCAGTAGATTTTCAAGCTACTAGAAAACTATGGAAAGAACTCTATCCAGATCTTACTTACGAAGAAATATTAAAAATACCAAATAGAAAGAGAGTGTTTCAAAAGAACACTCACACTTCTGGTTTTATATTTAAATGGAATTACAATAAGTTTACATCAAATGCTGTAAACAAATCTGTATACTTTTTTAAACCATCAAGAACAAATCAAAGAGAACTTGCTTCTTATATAAAATCAGAAGATTTTCAAAATCATTACTTTACAATATAAATATAAGTTATGTACAATACAGGCAAACTAGTTAGTATAAAAAGAGTCGTTGAAAAAGTATATAGAGATTATCCTTTTACAGATATTCAATGGGCTGATATTATCGAGTGGATATCAGAGGGTATTAACTTATTAGGAGTAGCTCCTTCATATATTGATAAGGTTTCTAAAGAACTTACATTAGTTAATGGTAGAGCTGAGTTGCCTTGTGATATTATGTACATTAAAGGAGTAAGAGATTTTGAGACTCAAGAGGTATTAATTAGATCATTTGACCAGTTTCATTCATCTAATTATTTTAGATGTAGTGATGAACAAGTAGCTACACATGAAGATTATTGCCATCCTGTAAACACATATATAACAAACTCAAATTATATTTATACTAGCTATGATGAAGGTTCATTAGAAATATCCTATAAAGCTATGCCAACAGACGAAGATGGTTTGCCTATGATACCAGATGATGACAAATATATTAGAGCAATGGCTGCTTATGTAGCTGAACGAATTGTTACTAGACAATTTTATCAAGGTAAAGTAGCTGCTGGTATATTACAACATGTTGAGAGAGAAAGAGATTGGGCGTTTGGGTCTGCTAAAAATAAAATGGTTATTCCAGATGTTGACGGTATGGAAGCTTGGAAAAATGGTTTCTTAAGATTAATACCAAACTTTTCAGCACACTCAGCTTCATTTAAATTCCTATCACAACCATCTCAACAGAGAAATCATAACTCTTACTAATTATGCAACATAAAGTAGGTTTTACAAAAGGTATTAATCAAGACCTAGCAAAAGACAAATACAGTAATCAAAATTACTTTACTGCTAATAATATAAAAGTTATTACTGGAGCCGGTATGTCCACTGGTTCTATTGAAAATGAAAAAGGTAATAGTTTATTATTTCAATTCCCTACTGTAGGGGTTAGATATAAAGTTGCTAAAGGGGCTGCAGGTACTACTACTATTAACGGACAACTAGGTACTCTTCTAGGTAGTGAGACTATAGAGGAAGCTTATAATAAAATTATAGGTATTACGGGCGTACAAACATTAATTGATAACAGTCAACTATATATCTTTTATAATGATTTAGGAGTATTTATTCAAGTATTAGATACATCAGTTGCGGTAACTGGAAACGCTTACACAACTCAATCTGCAGCTACATCAGATATTTATATTTGTGGGTGGACTAGATTAAATGAGTGGCTAATTGTATTTACTTCAGATAGTGAGACAAATGAACCGACCTCTGCTTTATGTCAAATATGGAAATTTAAATTTAAATCTGGCTCTAGAACTCAAATAGATGGTACACTTACTGCAACGCCTACAACATTAGAAACAACTGAACACCTTATATATAACGATAATCTTAATTACTCTACAGTAACTTACATTAGAGATGTTGTAGCTAATTATGAAACTAGTGCCAAAGGTAGAGTTTATTGGACAGATTATTTTAATGATGTTAGAGTAGCCAATGTATTAGATGATACATTAATGGAAACTAAACCTAATGATTTAAATCTAGTTGCTGAAGTTACATTCGGTAAGCCAATTATTACAGAGGTAGGTGACGGTAATTTACCGTATGGGGCTACTTATCAATATTATTATAAATTACTAAGTTTAGATGGAAGAGAATCTATATTCTCACCAGGATCTGCTTTAATAGATGTTCAAGAGAAAAGATCTGACGATCCAGGTGTAGGTTATTTTGATTTAGATTCCTCGCCAGCAGGGTCTGGTAATGGCAAATCAGTTACAATAAATATTAATGACTTAGATTCAGATTATGATGTTGTAGAGTTATATGCAGTTATCTACGAATCTTTAGATTCTCCTGTTATATATAAAGTAGATGATTACGCTATTTCTGGAGATAGTATTACATTAGTACACTCTACTTTAGAGGGTAATATTAATATATCTAGAGCTGAGTTTATGGAAATAGGTACTCCATTTACATGTAAAACTTTAGAAGATAGGGATAAACAATTAGTAGCAGGTAATATTAAAGAAACTAAATTTGACCCTACATTTGATGCTAGAGCTTATAGATTTGACTCAGGTTCTACATTTGACCTATTAGATTCTGAAGGTAATGTTGAGTATTCAGCTAAGACATCTTCTCAATATACAGATATAGCTGATGATGCTGACGCAGTTAATCCCACTAATGATGACACTAACGCTACATATAATATAGACTCTGCTAATAAACAAATATATAAAGCAGATGGTTCTACTGTAGGAGGAGAAGGTCCCAACATATCTTATACCTTCGCTAGTGTTAATAAAGTAGGCTCCACAGGTTCTGACGCATTAAAAGACGATTCAGCTATTGATGAGGGTTATAATATAAATGACTCTAGGATTACTTGGTCTATTGATAGTGGTATTGATAATTTAGATGGTACTAACATTGTGTTAGATCTAAATGGTGAGATGCGTAGCGAAAAATCAGTATTAGTTGATGCTAATTTTCAAGGCTACGCTAGGGGTGAGGTATATAGATTTGGTATAGTATTCTATTCTAAATCTGGACAACGTTCATATGTTAAATGGATAGGTGATATTAAAATGCCAGATCCATCTTACACTGATGGTACTAATGGTGATGACTATAGAATATCAGATGCAGCTAATCCAACTCATTGTGTTCCTGGGGATCAAACAGATACACAAACGTATACATTTGATTTATATCCAGTATTTACTGTGGATATATCATCTATACAGTCAGATATTTCAGGTTTTGAAATAGTAAGAGTACAGCGAACTGCTCAAGATAGAACTAGACTAGGTACTGGTATTATACACAATTTAGTAGACTATGCTACAGGTGATGGTACTGCTTTAGGAGGGTCTGGACTACAAGCTAATTCTATATTAAGAACATATACTAACACTGCTGCTGGTAGTTTTTATGAAGGTAGTACTAATACAACTACAGCTTATACTAGTGCTGGTACTAGAGTTATTGGTTCTAAAGTAACCGTAGGTACAACCACTTATGGAGATAGTGCTACAGGTGGATCTGGAACTCCAAATACAACATTAATGTTACCAGATATACCTATCATGGTAGGTCATAGAAATTCTACATTTGGCGGAGTAACTGATACAGAGCTTAAGAGACTAAATGTATTTCATTCTCCATTAACAGAGTTTGATAATTATACTGGGTTTAAAGTACAAACTTCTACGGATTATATTAGAGAGTATGGTTACTATACAGTAAGTCCATTTATATATAATGATGATTTTCAAAATGGAAGTAAATCTTCTGCAGATTTTGATGATTTTGATATAGGTATATTATATAGAGCTAAACAATTTCATTCAGAGAGAAGTAATTCTAATACACCAAGATTCTTTGAATTATCTGCCGGTAGAAAATTAGGTTTAGGGGAAGTTATATTTGATAGTACTGACGATTTATTAGATGATATTACTTTTCCAATTAGTATAACTAGTGGAGGCAACACTCCAGATGTAGAAGCAATTAGTAATACATCTTTTACTTATTCAGATGGAGCAGCTGCTAAAATAGGAGTACCATTTGGTTTGGGGACTGCTAAATACTTTTTAAATTTAAAGCAAACTGGCTCATGGACTTGGTCACAACCAGCTTCACAAATAAACTTTCATTCAGGATCTGTTGTTATAGGTAATAACTGGTCAGGGTATCATGACGATACTAATAACTTATATATGAAAGAGGTAGCTTATTGTAGACAAGTTACTAATCAATATGGAGGTTCATCATATGAAGCTAGAAGTAAAAATGAATACATTACTACAGGAGCTTACCAAATTATAGATAATGATTCCGCTACATCACAAACAGTAAGTGCTTTTGGTGGAGATGTTTATACTGTATCATTTGATAATTTATACATGCGACCTTATCATACATGGCAGAGAGATGATGGTCACACACAAGTACCTTTTAAAGATGCAGGGTCTAAATTTTCAGTAGGTTTAGTTTATTGTGCTGAAACACCTATTAATACATCATGGAGAACTGGTGTTCATTTTGGTAACGAGAATGATGGAGACACCACTAATAGACATAGAGGTTCCCTTGATTCATCTGGACTATTAACTAAAGGTGAATTATCTAGCGGAGAATCTTTTGTGTTTGATGATAGGCATAACCAGGAAGATATTGTTAGAACAGATTATATTGCTAAAGATTTTTTAGCTCAAGATGAAACAATTTTTCCTAATAGATTTAGAGTTTCTAGAACTAAACTAGATGGAGAGCTTGTAGATAACTGGAGATCTTTTCCTCCTAATCAATTAGATCATGTAGACGGCTCACTAGGAGAAATACATAAATTAATATCATATAAAGATCAATTAGTTTTCTTCCAAGATAGAGGTGTAGGTATTATACCTATTAACGAAAGGTCTTTAATTGAAGATGTTACTGGAGCTGAACTTGTACTAGGTGATGGAGATCTTATTGGTAAATATAGATATCTAACCGAGACATCAGGTACCAAACACCAACATTCAGTAGTAGCTACTGATAAGGGTGTTTATTATTATGATTCATCACAACAAAAGATTTATGCATTACAGGGTGAATCTTTAACCGAAGCTCTTGGACTACATGGTTTCTTTCACAGTGACATAAAAGAAATCTTAAGAGATTCTGATGAACTATATAAAGCTTCACCAGTTGGTGTACATGGTGTATATGATAAAAAGAATGAAAGAGTGCTTTGGTCTTTCCTTGGAGCTAATACTATAAGAACTACGTCAAAAGATCAATCCGAGTATTATGAAGTAGGTGATATAGTATCCACTGCTTCTGGTTATTTACAATGTATTGTACAAGGACAATATCTACCTGACGCAGTTATAAGTTCTAACAATTTTTTGTTATTGTCTAACTATACTCCAGGGTTTACTCTAGGCTACAGAGAAAGATTACAGGCTTTTGAATCATTCTATGACTTTAAACCTGGTAAGTTTTTAAACATAGATGACAAGCTCTTATCTATTGGTACTACTAGAGATAACGGGTATATACACGAAGAAGGTAACTACGGTGAGTTCTATGGAAACACATTCGATTCAGATATAACTTTGGTAGTTATGCCTAATCCAAATCTAATATCAATATTCAATAACTTAGAGTATTATAGTGAAGTAACTATTGATAAGGAAGATGTTGTAGGTGATACACTAGACGATATTATTTGTTGGAACGAACATCAAAATACTGGTCAGATCTCTCTAACCGTTGGCACTATTGCTAAGAGACGTATGAGAACTTGGCGACATAAACTTAAAAGAGACACATTAGGAACTACATTAAATTCTATTTCTAACCCTAGACTTAGAAACTATTACATCCTAATGAAACTATCTTTCACTAACGGATCTAACAAAAGACTAGTATTATCAGATGTTGTTATTAGCTATACGCCTACTAAAATGTAAAAGGGTAGCTAATAATTAATTGGTATATTTGTCTATATTGTACAATTATGCCTAAGAAGAAATCTAAAGCAGCTTCAACAAAAGCTCAAAAGTTTACAGATCATCAAGTTAAACCTAGACATGGTGTTAGGTTAAATGAAGATGGTTCTAAATCATCTCACTTAATGAGACGAGAGTATGTTAAAGATAGAGGTTGGGTTGCATTTCCTACATTATATCAAGATCAAAACGGTGAATGGTTAGACCTTGGTAATCAGTATGGTGACGACTGGGAACCTATTCTAGACTATGCTACTAACACTGGTGAAGTATATGACTTCGGTGAAGATATAGATGCAGCTATCAACTTTGCAGATAAAGGTTCTTGGAAACAACAATTTGCAGGAGGAGGTAAATTATTTGGTAGTGGTAAAATAGGAGATGCCTTTAAATTGTACGGTGATTATGCATTATCAACAGTAGGTCTTACTGATGTTATTGGAGATGACGCTTATAGAAATCAAGGTATGGCTGATGCTTCCAGAGTAGCAGAAAATTTTGGTAAAGGGGCTGGTAAAGTAGCTGCTAATTTATTACTACCTGGTGTGGGAGGTGCTTTAATGAACACTGCTCAAAATACTTTAGGTAATATTGACGGTGAAGATTCAGAGAGAGCTAGAGTTGAACAGATGAGAGCTAACCCTGAAGCTTGGGGTAAATATGCTGGTACGATAGATCAAATGAGTGGAGCAATAGACCCTTTAGCTCAAGGTGCATCTTTAGCTGGTGAAGTAGGTTCAGTTGCTGCTGGTAACTTTATGCAACACGGCAATGTACTAGGTGATCTATCTGGTATGAAAAATTCTTTTGGTCAAGGGCTATTTGGTAAATCAATGTCAACTACTGTTCCATCAGGAATAACAGGTAATATTCCAATGGGAAATATTATGACTAAATCACCAGTTAATTTAATTAATACAGGACAAAGCGTACTTGACGCTAATCAAGGACAATCATTATTAGGACCAGATCCATTTGCAAATGAAATTGCGGTACCTGGTCTAGCTTATGGAGGAACTATGAAAAATAAAAAATATGCTAACGGCGGTCCAATTAAAATGGGTGAACAAGTAACACCAGGTTCTGCTAGACATAAAGAAATTTTAGAGTTAGAAAAACAAAATCAAGCTTATCAAGATAGAATAGCTCAATTGGCTCCTATGATTGAGAAGTATGGAGATCCTCAAACTTATACTTCTGAACAAATTTCAGCAATGAGTCCAGCATTTGATCCAAGTACTGTACCTAGTGGTTCTAGTATTTTAGGATTTAATGTCAATCCAAATGAAGAAACAATGGGAGAATCTCCATTTTTTGCTTTTGCTCCTGAATCTGGAAAAGCTGAACAAGCTTATAATTTTTTCACAGCACCGACTCAACCAGACGCTGTACCGGAATATGATCTAATAGAAGATGATATTGATATGTCAATCTCTCCAGAAAAAGTATTTTCACCTATTCAAGGAGAAGTATTTTCACATGCTAGCGGTAATCCAGTTACTAGAGATATTGGATATACATATGGTTACGAAGGACAAAAACCTGAGTCAATAACAACAGTTAATCCATATACCAGAGAACAAATGTTCGGAGCTAATGACTCATTTACATCTGGATTTATGAATCAAGATTTTGGTTCTTTACCTGGTATGCAAGGCGTACCTATGGATAATGTTATGACTAACGATCAACTTAGAGAGCAAGCTATTCAAAACGAAATAGCTCGAAGAGGTGGTCGTACAGCTTTAGCATATGGTGGATCTTTAGATCAACTACCTGACGGGGGTAAGTTTATAGAATATCAAGGGCCATCTCATGACGGTGGGGGTATAGATGTTGATGCGTCTGGTGTACCTACTGCTGCTAGTGGTGTTGCAGAAGTTGAAGGTGGGGAGACTTTACATGACAATGGTATTGAAAACTATATCTTCTCTGATAGATTAGTTGTTAATCCTGGAGATAAAAAGAAAAAGACATTTGCTGATTTATCTAAAAAGATTAACAATAAATATAAAAACACTGACGAAGATCCAATTGCTCAAAACACTAGAAAGCTAGAACTTGAAAATCTTAAAGTTCAACAAGAGAATCTAAAACAAATGATGAGTGGTGGAACTGAAGATGATTTTGCTTGTGGTGGTAAGATGAAACATGCTGTTGGTGGTGGATTAGGTATTGATCCAATGAGTGAAAAAGTATATGGTAATCTTAATACAGCTTTAGCTGGATATAATCCACTATTACCTCCATCTGGAATAGATAACGCTTTAAGTATGTTATCAGCTTCCCCAATGGATAGATTACAAGCTACTACAAATCAATTTGATGTAGACTCTTCATTAGCTGCTAATTTAGCTGATAAAGGTGAGTACTTTGATAAACGTCAACGTAGTGGTAAATTAGAGAGTGGAGATGTAATGCCACAAAATCAAGCTAATGGATTACCACAAGATACTATTAACCCATTAGGTTACTTAGCATCTAACGTTGGTAATATTTATGATTTAGCACAAGCTTCTAAAGAAACTCCTAAAAATCAATTTGGTAGAATGACACCAGAGACTATTGATTTAGAAGCACAAAGAACAGAGCTTAAAAACCAAGCTGCTACATCAAGAGCTATCGCTAGAGAGAACGCTAGAAATGCTCCGTCTGCAGGTGGAGCTATGACTAATAGAGTTATCGCTAACGCACTTATTAACTCTGGTCTTGGTTCACAACTATCACAAAGTTATATGACAGAAGCTAACCAAAATGCTGCTATCAAGAACCAAGCTAAACAAATCAATTTACAAACTCAAATACAAGAAAAATTAGCTGACCAACAAGACTTAGCAATGAGAAAGTCAACTATCTCACAAGCTATGCACAACATTGGTATGAATACTCAAGGTTATGCTAGAGATCTTAAGTCAGCCAAAGTAGGTAACATCAACAATAAGATGTGGTTTGACATGGTGAAAGAAGGTAAATATGTAGACTACGCTTTCGATAATACTACAGGTACTTTTATCATGAAACTAAAAGATGGTAGAGTCATTACTAAAAAGGGTGATGAAATTACTGAAATTAAACCTGACAGTAAAGGATAATTTTTCTATATTTGTAAAAGACAATCATGGCACTTAATAGATATTTTCGTAGAGGTCAATCTCAATATGCATCACAGTATGTACCATTGAAGATGCCTTTTCAATTAATGCAACAAAATCTAGCACAGAAAGATGCTCAGATTGATTCATTTAAAGCAGGTTTAAATATAGACCCACAAGTTACTGGAGAGTCTTCTCTTAATATGGGTAGATATGGTAAAGGATATTATTCAGATGATAGTACCATTTCAACATATGTACAAAACTCTGAAGATCTCTTATTAAGAGATAGAGAGAACTCTCAAAAGTCAGCACAAAATTTACAAGGACAAGTAGACGCTATGTTATCTGATGACTTTATTATGAAGGCTGCATCTGGAGAAATTGCTGATGGTATTATTAAATTAAATAGAGATTTAAAATTACATCAACAAAAAAATGCTGCTTACGAAGAAAGAAAAAAAGCTTTTACAGACATTTACAGTACGTTAGCTAACAATAAAGATTGGGAAAAAGATCCTACTTTGAGATTTGCTTTAGATGAAGAAATAAGAAAAGCTGCTAATGACCCAACTGGTCAATATATTCCTAAGAATGTTGGTGTTGGAGAATACTTTGATAGAACAGCTTATATGTTACCTAAAGTTAATATGATTAAAGATAGTGGTAGTAAATCATACAATTTAAATGATCCTGATTTAATTCAATGGTCTGAGTGGCATGGTGTTCCAGCTAGTAAGTATGCTGCATTTGTTAAAGATCTAATGGCTGATGAAGGTTCAGAACTTTATGCTGATGTACAAAGAGAACTTAATGCAATGGTTCAAGCTGGACATTTAAAGTCAGGAGAAGATATGCAAAAAGCTAAAGCTAGTATTGAAAGAGGCTTAATTAAAACTGCAGAAAATTTAGCTCATGGTAAATCTGATGAAGGTATATCATACAAACCACAAGATGTTAGAGAGAAAAATGCTGCAGATCAAATCCATACATTATTATCTGCAGATAGTGATGTAGTACCAGCTAATACTATGTCAGGTAATGAAGTAAATTCAATTACTGGTAATTTAGGCGAGAAGAAAATTAAATACGAAGAAGTATTGGCTGACATATTCCCTGAAAGATTTATTGCTGAAAAAGGTGGTTTACAAGGGGCACTACAAGCATTTAAACATGCTCTGCCTGCGGATCTTGAAGCTTGGGGACTTACTAATATAGGTGGATATAATATTAAAACTATACAAGAAGGATATCGAAATACAAGTAGCGATTATGCTCATTGGAAAGCTCAATCTTTAGATATAGAAGATAGTTTCAGAACTGATACTGGTTATACAGATGAAACTGAAACTAAATATAATACATTAGAATATATTAAAAACAATCCACAAGAAGCTACTAGATTTTTGTCGCAACTTGCTAAATATGAAAGAGGTGAGTTAAATGCTTTTGATAAAAGAAACTTGGAAAATGATCCAAGATTCTCAGAATTTACTTCACTAAAAACAACAGGTAATAAGGAAGACTCTCAATTTTATGTAGATATGTTATCTATGAACGCTGATGGTAATTTAGTAGGTCAGATTAGAAATGCTACAACAACAGTAGATGATTTTTATTCAATTCAAATTAACCCTAAAACAGGAGAACCTATTAGTGATAGAGAGGTGTGGAATCCAAATAAAGTAAAAAATTACTTTAATAGTATGGGACAAGACGTTCCGTTAGGATTAGATGTTAATAACCCAGTAGCTGTAAAAAGATATTTAAAAGAACATTCGTTTAAAGGCATCAATGAAATTTATTCTAAAAAGGAAAGTTATGATGATGCCTATAGTAACAACATTGTACAAACATATCAATCAGGTATAGTTACTCATCCAGGAGTAGTAGTTAATTTAGATGATACTGAATTAGGATTTTTATTTAATGAAAATATTTCTAATCCAAATGATTCAGAGGTATACGATCAAAATGGTCAGATAATTAAAAATCCTAAAGTATCTAGATTTTTACATGCAGTAGTAGCAGAAAATGCTAAAAAAGCTCCAGGTAATTTACCTGTAACTATGACATCAAAAGGTGAGTGGTCTGCTAGTGGTATATCAACTCAACAAATTATGGGAGGATATGATCCAACTGACGCTGCTTCAATGGAAAAACTAGCTCAAGATTACGAAATGTATATGGGCGAAGAATTAGATGGTGATACTGAAGAAAATTTGAAATCATTTATGGAGTCTTCTCAAGGGTTTACTATTAAATTTAAATCTACTTCTCCTAGCTTTAATAATCAAATGTTTAATAAGATTACTGAATCTAATAGTCAGAAAGCTATGAATGGCGAGATTACTTCTCAAGATGTTTCAACTGAAGTTTCTATGAATAATAGATCTGCTATTAAACAATTAGAAAATGAATTGGGGGATGTTATTACTTATAATAATGGAGATACTCAATATAAAACAACAGCTCCAACTAATATAGTTATTAAAGTACCTGTATATCAACAAGGTGGGGGATTAGTAGGTGAAAATAAATTTATAGTTACTAAAGTAGAAAGAGCTGAAAATGAAAGAGGAGAACCTATTAAAGACTTTAATGGTAGATTTATTTATAACTATTATGTAGATGGTTTAACTGATGAAGATGGAAATCCAAAACCAATTCCAGCAAATACTACAGAAGGGTTTATTAATCAAATAAGTAACCCAATACAAACGACACAATTTTAATCTTTTATTATGCCTAAAGGAGATGATAAATTAAATCCTTTAAACAAGGATATAAAACAGTACGATCAAGATTTAAATAGTACTATAGATATTTTTGCCAAACCTTCTGCACCTAAGTATACAGAGGGTATTGATATAAAATTGTCTGAATATGAAGAGGCTAAAAAAGCTGGAGCTGGTGACCTACTAACCCCAGAATCTTTTCTACAGAATAAAGAAGACTTTCAAAAAATAGCTACTGAGAAAGAAAGGTTATTAAATGATAGTCGAGCTAGACAACAATCTTTAGGAGATAAAATAGGTAACGGTTTAGTTAAATTTGGTGGTAGAGTTTTTACATCTATCGCTGGTTCTACCATTGGTACATTACATGGATTATATGCCTGGGCAAGAGATGGTGAGTTTAAATCATTTTACGACAATGAATTTCAAGATGGTTTAGATGGTATTAATGATTATCTATCTGAAGAGTTTCCTCATTATTATACTTCAAATAAAAATGATTGGGAGATCTCTAACTTTATATTTGACAAAGTTTTTGATGGATTAGGTTTCGCTGTAGGTGCTGTTGGGTCTTCTATGTTAGGAGGCGGAGCTACTAATGCTCTTACTAAGTCATTAGGTTGGTCTAAATACATGAAAGCTGGAGCAGTTAATAAATTAAATAAAACACTTCAGTCAACTACAGCTTCATCTGATGATGTATTAAAAGCTACAGAAAAATTTACTAGAGATATTAGAAGAATTGATAAAGCTAGTAAAATTCCTCATACAATATCTAGTATGACTACTGGTGCTGTTTATGAATCAGGTGTTGAAGCTAGACATACTTTTGATGAGATAAAAGAAGATCTAATTAATTCATATAAGTTAGAATATGGGAAAGCTCCTACTGGACAACAACTAGAAGAGATAAATAAAATAGCTGGTGAATCTGCTAATGGAGTATTTGCAGCTAACATGGCTGTAGTAGGTGGAAGTAATATTCTTCAATTTAGTAGACATTTAGGTTTAGATTTTAGTGATGCTAAAAAACTTTTTACTAATAAACGAATTGCTACAGAAACCGCTGAAGGCTTTACTAAAAAAGGTAGTTCAACTTTAAGAGGAGTTAAACAAGTATTATCTAAGCCTATTGTAGAGTCACAAGAAGAAATGATACAATCAGTTATTTCTGGCACTGGTAAAGATTACGCTAAAAAGAAATATAATAATGACGGTAAAGCAGATTTAACAGATTTATTAAACTCATCCATTAAATCATTTAAAAAAACATATTCTTCTAAAGAAGGTTGGGAAGAAGGTTTGATTGGTGCTATTGTTGGTTCTATTGGTGTATATAATGCTAATAAAGTTAAAAAAGGTTATGAGGGAAATAAACTACCTTCATTAGCTGTTATTGAATCATTTAAAGATTGGAGATCAGACGAAAACTTTAGAAACACTATGGTTGGATTTTTAAATGAGACTGATGCTATTTCATCATTAACATCTTCAATTCAGCATATGTTGCAAGATGGTCAATATGAAAAAGCTAAAGAATCTGCTTTAATATTAAATAATGTTAAAGCGTATAAAGATACTCAAGATGAACAATTCCATTCTTATGTAACAGCTCGTATTGATGCTGGTATGTCAGATCAAATTTATTCTGATTTAAATAAATTAAGAAACATACCTTTAGAAGAGTTCAAAGAGACGTTTAGTATTCCAGCAGAAACTAAATATACTGAAGTAGATAAGTTAAAACAAATTGAATCATTTGAGCGTAGGGCTAGAGATATTCAAGAGTCTACTGAATTTATTGAAAAGAATTACCCTAATCAAGAAGAGATTCATGATGCATTAATTTTCAACCATGCAATGTTGAAAAGAATTTCTGATAGAAAAGACAATATTTCTAGAGAGATTGAAGAGTTAACTGGTAATGCAGCTATTACTTTAAACGTTACAAATAAAGAAACAGGAGTAAAAGCTACTGCTAAAGAGATATTTAAAGATGTAGATAAAAAGTATCAAGCTAACAAAAAAGCTTATACTGATTTATATAAAGATTATATTGATCTAAGTGAGCGTGAAGATAAGATGTTAACTGAGTTTGTTGCATACACTACTGTACCAGAAGCAGCTAAAGCTTTAATTGACGAACTAGATGAAACCGAACAAAAAAATGCGAAAGAGGCAAATAAAGGAAAACGCCAAAAGGAGAAAACAAAAGCTAAAGAGAAACAAGAGGCGAAAGTTGATTCTGCTAAAGCGGTAGCTAAAGCTGAAGAAGATGTCTTAGTTGAAAATCAAAGCGTAGTTGATGATATAGATGCTGCTCAAAACGAAGAAGAGTATACTATATTAGATCCTAACTTAAAAGATGCGTTAGAAAATGATAAAGAAGGTCGTCAAAAAATTATAGATGAAGTAAATAAACTTAAAAAAGATGAATCAGGTGTTGATCCTGGAACTCCAGAGTCAGCAAAGACTAAGCTTAAGAGAGATCAAAAAATAAACAAAAAGAGTGAAGATAGTAAAGTAGCTCCTAAAGATTATACTAAAGATTCAAAAACAAAAAAGAGTGCAGAAGAAAAAATTGCTAGGGCCAACAGAGGTGAGACAACAGAGGGCTTTGAAAATGAAGAGGTGCAAAAAGAGGCAACAGGCGTATACAGAGTTGGCAAACGTTTGGTTAATGCGTTCAACGCTATTGCTGTTCGTACCAGAAATTTTATAGACACACCATCAGGTATTAAAGAGTCTACTGATGAAATTAAATCAGCAACTAGCCTAAGAATACTTGATCCTAAATTTATTAAAGCTAAAGATAAAGTTGAGATTAAGTTAAACAATGATCCTAATTTTATCTTTTACAAACCAGACGGAACAGTTGATCCAGATAAACGAAATGAGATTGGTACTGATAATCAAATCATGGAAATTTATTTTGATGAAGAACTTGTTGGTTACTTACACGGTACAGATTATATTACTGAAAGAAGAGTTGTTCCTATTGTTGATGGGGCCGATAATATAAATAGAAACATTGAAGAGTTAGCTAAAGCTAGAAAAGAGATTAGAAAACATCTCCAAGATAACCCATCTTATTCAGTAAAAGTAGTTTCTAAAACTGCTGGTCAAATAAGAGTTAAAGCTAATGAGAAGTATGATGCTAAGTTAACTGATGTAGTACAAGATGATACTAGACCAGAATTACTTGTTATTAAAGATGGTACTATTTATCATAAAGATCAACCATTAGAAGATTCTCCACTAGCAGATAAACTAGTATTTAATCCAGAAGATGTTTACACTTTAGAAGATTCATTTGCTGAAGAGTTTAATGGTGCAACAATGATTGCTGTACCTGGAGCTAATGGACAATATGTTGTTTCGTTAGTTAGAAATGGTTCTATTCAAGAGGCTGATGCTAAAGTTAAAGATACTGTATTAGAAGTATTAAATGCTTATGTAGCTAATGATACTGAAGCTTTAGCTGAGTTTGGTTTAGCTGATAGTAAAACAGGCGAAGTATATCCAGAGTTAGTTTCTGAATATATTAATAACTTTATTTATACAACATCAGATGTAGATAGTCCACATTATATGTTCTTAGGGTTAAATTCTAAAGGAAACCCTCAAATAAGATTTACACATAAACCTGGGGAAAAACCAACAATACTTGAAGGTAATACAGAGGCACCAGAATACAAATTTCTTGAAGAGAGAATTGATGGTTCATTAATATCTACTAACCTTAGATCACTTAATGATAATGTACAACTTACTTTAACCGGTGGGGAAAAAATATCTTACAAAGATTTCATCTATGATAATCTATATGCAAACTTTGTAGGTGAAAAGATTCCAGGTACTAATGTAATGTCTTATACAGACAACCCTATTATACTTTTAGATTTAGGTAATCCATTAGATATGACATCTAAACCTAAAGCTAAAAAGAAAGATAGACCATCTGAAGGACCACTATTAGATTCGGCTATTGATAAGAAAAAAGATTCTAAAAAAACAGTATCTAAAGATAACCCACTTCTTAAATCTAACTTTAAAAGAGGTAAGAAATCTCCAAAGAGAGATTACAATCCAGAAGATTTATTTAAAAGTCTTAATCCAATTGTAGATGCTGCTACAGGTAGTTTAGTAATGTCACAAGATACTATTGATATTACTATGTCACTAACTAATACTGTTTACGATATTATTAGTTCAGAAGAAAAGATTTCTGTTAGTGAAGCATTTAAACAATTAGAAGCCGCACTAGTAGAGTTTAGAGATATGTACGAGAGTCATGGCGATACTGCAGGTGAAAATGCAGTTGAGACAGTTCTTAATAATATGGACTCTTTCAAATTATTAGTATCTCAAAAACTTAGAGTTCTTGGTTATAATATTAAAGGTGGTAAAATGTCAGAGATCTTTTTTGAATCTAATAGACAAGAAGCTTTTGACCAAGCTGAAGAAGAAACTTTATATGGAGATACTCCAGATATTACAAAGTCATTTAATGAAGACGCTATCTTTACAGATAACCCATTAAATAAACTATCTGCTCAAATCAAAATGAAGTTAGCTACTATTCCAAATGAAGAAGCTAACGTTCTAGGTATGGATAGTTACTATGAGATGGAAACTGTTTACAATGCTTTATTAGAAACTTTATCAGATAAACCTGATATGTCTATCAGCCAAATGATAGAAGTTCTTAAATCTAAAGCTGTAGAAAAACCATATCTACTTTATGTTATTAATAACATACTAGAAAATCCAGAGATAGATCAAAGTGTTAAATATGCGTTTAACTCTCACTTTAAAATGTCTTACTTAGAGAAAGAGTTAGTTAAAGCTGATAGTGAAAATGATATAAGAGTAATTGAATCAAATAGAGTTTCACTTACTAATTTAATTTTTGAAACTTGGCTTAATAGAGGTAAACTTCAGAACTTATTAACTGCATCTGCAGAAGGAACACAAGTTGTTAATAAAGATTACGTCACTGAAGTAGTTGATCCTTTATGGGAAACAGCTAAAGAAACTAAATCAGTTGAAGATACTCACGCTTATTTACAAGCAGTTGGTATAGATATTTCTTTAGATGCTTTAAGAGAGATGGAAAGTAATTCTAAAAATTTAGAAGGGTTTAAAAGAACTACTTGGAAACAATTGTTTACTCATAAAAATAGAGGTGTCTTTAGAAAGATTAGAGAGGCATTAGATGCTGAATTACCAGACAATGTTCATCCGTTTAAAAATGAAGGTTATATTAAAAAGATTGCTGGAGTTCAAGCTAAATACGCTAGTGACATAGCAACCAAATCTTATCGTGATGTAGAAGGTAAATCAAACTATAGTTATGTATTACCAACTTGGATTACTGATAGATTTAGTAGACTTAAAAATAATAAAGGTCTTATTAATAAATTACAAAAGATTCCTTTTCTAGAAAGATCTTGGTATTTAACAATGCTAAAGACAGATGAAAAGTTTAGAGAAGTTTTTGATTTAAAAGTAATAGACTCTATTAAGTTTAAAGGAAGAGATGGTCAAAAGTTTAATAAGCTTACTAAAAAAGAACAACTAATTGCTCAGATTGGTTTCTTTGCAAATAGTAATCAAGGTAAACCTGGTAAAAGAATTGGTAAGTTCTTTGTTTCTAAATCAGATAAGAGTAACGTACATGTACTTACAGCTCTTAGACATAACACAACTAGTACTCCAGAACAGATCAGAGATAACAAATGGTCTGAAGAAGATAAAAGACAAATACTAGATAATATTATTGGTAGTGAGTATTCTAGAATTAAAGACGCTCAAGAGAGAAGAGATGCTGGTGTAAACTTTGGTGACATTAAAGGATATAATCCATTTATATTTTACACATTCCCGGAGTTAAATGATCTAGATTCTATTAAAGATGAAGATGGTAATCTATTAGACTTTGAAGATGCTAGAGATACTATGTGGAAAGCTATTTCTCAACCTCAAGAAGACGGAACTCCATCTACATTAAAACAAATACATACTTCAACAAAAGCTGAACTTGAGAAATACGGTATCATTGAAAATAACAAACTAAAATATGTAGATAGAGTTTATAAAGGACAAAATCGTACAGGTAATGTAGACTACTTTATAAGAGATTATACTCTTAACTACATGATAGCTACGTTTAACTATTCTCAATTATTTCAAAGTGATGTAGCGTTTGCTGCTAAAAAGAATAAAGGAGTAGATGTTGCTTATGCTAATATGTTTAAACGTCTAGCTAAAGATATGGCTCCGGCTGTAAGAAGTGCTACATCTGTATCTGCAGATTATAATCATTATAATCAAATAGTATTAGCAGATGCTTTTAACTCATCTAATAATATAGATCAGCTTAGAGAAATGTTCCCAGATTTAGTTCCTGATTATTCAGGTATAGAGGGAACAGATGCTCAAGAGGTAACACTATTATCTGAACATATTAATGTTATGTATCATCATGGTAAAATTACTGATGAGCAATATAATAAGTTTTATCCTAAAGCTGTTAAAGGTGAGTATTACACACCTGCTGAACTTGAAGAACTTATTGATATAATTAAAAATGCACACAAACCAGTATATGTTACTAATAAATATATGCCGGAATATGGTGCAGAAGTTCCAGTTTATTTAAAATCATCATCTTTCCCATTAGTACCACAATTAGTTGAAGGTACTGCTTTTGAAACATTAGAGAGATTGATGAGAACTAACACTAGAAAGATTGGTAATAAAAATATGCCAATGCCTATTCATAGAGCTATCTTTGAATCAGGAGCTAAACTAGGAGCTTTCAAAACAATTGATGCTTGGAATAAAGCCACTAATCCAGAAGGAGACTTTATTACTTATAAAGATAAAGCTATTACTGATGGTACTTTTAATGAAGAGGCTATCAAAGAAGCTCTTAAAAATAATAACTACTTAACATTAGATAGAGCTGGTTTTGGTATTCAGCAAGATGTTCCATTTGATGAATCTAAAGATAAAATTCCAGAAGGTTCACAGTTAATGAAACTTATTCAAACTGGTATTGAAGATCCTACTGTAGTTGAAGAGTTTAATCAATTACATATTGATATAACAGAAAAAGCTTTTCAAAATCTATTAGATGAATTAGGTGCTACAGATAATGGAGATGGTACTTATTCTGGATTAGATCTTAAAAAATTAAGAACACTTCTTAAAGAAGAACTCATTGATAGAGGTTCTTATACAGAAAATGATTTAGTAGCTTTAGATATTCAAGAAGATGGTAAAGGTAATTTACAATTTTCTACACCACTATGGGCTACTCCTAAATCAGTGCAGTTTGAATCATTACTTAACTCTATAATTAATAAGAGAGTTATTAAACAAAAGATGCCTGGTAAATCTTATGTACTAGCTACAGAAGAAGGTTGGCAAGGGTTTACTTCTGATATTGAAAGAATTACTAGCGGTCTTAAAGGAACTAAATATAATCCTAAAACTGGACTTAAACCACAACGTATTGGTTATCTTAATGAAGAGACTAATGAAAAACAAGAGAGAGAATATATTTTAAACCTCATTAAAAAGGAAAAAGATATTTCTAAACTTTCGGAGGAAAAAATTTCTGAATTAATAAAAACTAAAGCTAAAAAATTAGGTTTTAAAGAAGTTGTATTCCCTGCTCAAGTATTAATGACTAAAGGTAAGTGGAATCAAAAACAAATGGTTGGGTATCGTATTCCAACTCAGGGATTAAATTCAATGTCTGCTATGGAGGTAGTAGGTTACTTGCCTGATTATATGGCTGACCTTATTATAGCTCCAAAAGATTTCGTTACTCAAATGGGATCTGACTTTGATATTGATAAACTATATGTACATAGATGGCACGAAACTAGAGCTGGTAGAAAAGTTTCTAAACAATCAGTACAAACTGGTTGGGAATATTATTTAGAGTCTAGAGAGAAACAAGAGTTTCAAGCTGAAAGTCAAGTTAAACAATTAGCTAAAGTAACAGCGTTCCTGAACAATACTTTTGATAAAGTAGATCTTGAAGTTTCTGAAGAAGATGTTAGAGAGATATATGATAAAGTTGTTACTAAAACTTTAACTGAAGAAGATTATAAAGCTCTCCATGAGAAAAAACAAAAACAAAATCGTATCATGGATATTTATTGGGAAACACTTACCAATAAAAATAATCTTAAAGATGTATTAAAGCCGTTAGACTTTGGTAATCTGCCAGAGGTTGTTAAGAATATCAAAGCTTCTAAACAACACCACCCTCTATCGCCTATCAGACAAATTAATAACTATCAAAATGGAAATGCCGGTAAGTTTGGGGTATCAGTTACCTCACTAGCTTCTACCACTAATGCACTTTTACAGGTAGTTAAAAATGTTATTACTTTAAAAACATTTACTGGTAAAGCATATACTCCAGTTAAGTTTAAGTTTAAAATTAATGGTGAGGTTATAGAAGTAAGTGATCTTAATGGGGAGATGACTCTAGATGGTTCTATGAAAAAGATTGATGTAATATCTGCATTTCAGTCTGCGTCAGTAGATAATATTAAAGAGCTACTTATTAAAATCATTAATTATAATAAGCATACACATGATGCATTTTTAACATTATCTTATTTAGGTTTAGATGATAAGTATATCTCATATTTATTAGCTCAACCTATTATTAAAAAGTATGTTGAAAATAGAGAAGCTTTATCTGGAGGCTTTACAGATATTAATGTTTCTGAAATTGAAGATGAAGCTTACCGAATGACATTTGAAGAGTTTGGTACTACTAATCCAGTTACTAACTGGAATAAAGCGTTTAGTGAAAAAGCATTAATTACTGCTTTAAATAATCCTGAAAATTTAGAAAATCAACAAATACTATTAGAGAAGTTTAAAAGACTTTCTGAATCAGGTAAAGAGATTAATGATTTAATCAGAGCTTTACAACCTGGTACATCTGGTGTTGGTAAAAATAGAATATCTGCTAATCTTAAACAAGCTAAAGTTGAGGACTTGTTAAATAGTCAAACAATTACTGGTATAGATGAAATGTTTGGTGATGTTGAAAGATTACAAAACGGAGAGATTAACTTAACTCCTAAAACTATTGCAGGTCAAGGTTACGAGATACTTAAAAGATCTAATAACTTATTTAATTCATTATTCTCAATCAATAGTGTAGCTATGAAATTAGCTCAAGCTGTTGCTAATAATAATGATGTTAATGTTAAAGGATTTACTGAAAAACAATTAACTCAATTAAGTAAGTTTGTTAAGAGTTATGTATTCAGCGATAAATCTAATATGTATAGTGATGAAACTGCTGTAGCATATAGAAATAGATTAATGTTAGGTGAAAACTCTTTAGCTCATAGAGTAGAGAAGTTTAAACAATCTAATCCTAGAAATCCATTATCTCTAGCCATTAGAACGAACATCAGTAAAATTGAAGGAGTTCCTTCGACTGTTTATTATAATGCATCATCTGCTGAAAGAGGTGATGAGATGAAATACACTATTGCTATTTTACAATTATTAAATAGTGAAGTAGCTGATGAAGTAGAGTTAGGAGAAGATCTTATTGCTTATACTTATTTAACAGGTGGTAATCAAGATGCTAAGTCTTTGTTAAAACTTTTACCTAATACTTATTTACACTTGGTAAATTTCGGTAAAGATGTGGAAAGTTCTTCGCAGAAGATCGTGAAGGGGGAGGTTGAGATGTACCCTGTAATGAAACAGTTGTTTCAACATTTTCCTTACCTGGCTAAGAGTGTGAGTTTAGACGAAGCTGGTACGTTAGAAGAAAATGGTAAACTTATTGTAAATACAAAACAACCTAGATTCATTAGTATATCTTTAGATAGAGAAAGTAAACCAGTTGTTTATGAAAAAACTACAGAAAAATCAATAGATGGTATAGTTTACAAACCACTTAATCATTTAGGTACTTATGAGTATAGTGAAACTGAATATAATGCTAAAGATCTTTCATCAGTATTAGCTGAAAATAATGTTGGTGAAGATGTTGTTGTTGTAGAAAGCCAAACTCCACCTAAAAAAGATGAGTCTATTTTAGATCCTAATGTAGCTAACGTAGCTAAGAAAGTAAACCAAACTGCTACTAGATATAGATTAGGAGAGAAAAATACTAAAGCTGTACTAGATGCTATATCTAATGCTGGTATAAGTGAAGAGAATAAAGCATTAGCTAAATCATTAGCTAGTGCAATTGGTAATGTTCCTATTATTCAAACTGAATTACCGCCATATGCTGATGGTATTTATCAAGAAGAGAACAATGCTATTTTAATTAACAATAATCTAAAAGATCCAGTTGAGTTTGAGAGAGTAGTTTTGCACGAAGCTATGCATGCAGTACTAGCTAATGTAATTAAAAACCCAACCACTAAACAACAGAAAGAGATTATTGATTCGTTAGAAGCAGTGTTAAAAGTTGCTCAAAAAAATGAATCAGCTTTTAGTTTTAAAAATGGACTTAAAGATTTAGACGAGTTTATTTCTGAATTAATGACTGATGTAACATTCCAAAGAGAACTAGCTACATTAGACTTTAATAAAGATATAAACTTACTACAAAGAATCTGGAAATTAATTTCAGATATCTTATCAGAAGTAACTGGTGATGTAGTAACTCAAAGTTCTATTGAAGCAGTTGGTGAGCTAATTAAATCTACCTCTCCAACAGTAGTATCTGTTAGTGAATCTACTAATGAGTTAATAAAAGAGGCTGTTAGTTATAAAGATGTTCCAATTGTTGATTCTACTGATATAATTAATGCGGAAGGTAAAAAGGGTGCTGCTCAATACGATAGAACTAATAATAGAATTTTAGTTGATAGATCTTTACTTAAACAAAAGTTTTCAGAACAAGCTTGGACTAATCCAAGAGATTTGATAGAGTCTATTGATGGAGTTGAAGTAACTTCTACTATGACACCAATGATGGCAGATCAGTTTTTATCTTATAAACAATTTGAAGATTTTGTTATTGCTCATGAATTTGAACATTCTAAATACACTAGAGAAATGCATGAGGCATTAACTTCAGATACCACTAAAGGTCAATATGAAGATGAGATTAATCGTAGAGCATTAGAGTCTTTAGGAATACCGTTTAAACCAATGCCTAAAAAGGTAACAAAAACTGAAGCTCCTGTAGAAAGCAGTCCTATTGTTTTGAATAAAGAACAACAAGCTGCTGTAGATAATACTGTAGACTTTATTAAAAATGGTAATCCAAACGAATACTATGTTATAGAGGGTAAAGCTGGTACTGGTAAAACTACTATTGCTGAAAAGATAGCTAAAGAGTTTCCAGGACAAATTATTAAGTTAGCTGCTTTATCACATAAAGCTAAAGGAGTAATTAGTAAAAAGTTTTCTAAAGCTAAAATACCAGCTACTTCACATAGTATTGCTGGTTTATTAGGAATGACATTAGATTTATCTTCAGGTAAATTTAAAGTTGATAGAAACAGATATACACCACCTCCAATAGGTGAAGCAGATATTATAATAATTGATGAAGCATCTATGGTTAATGAAGAGGCTTTAGAAATGATTATGCAAGGTAAATCAGCTAAAGCTAAAGTTGTTTTCTTGGGAGATATAGGACAATTAAAACCTATTAGATCTGTTAGTAATCCATATTATAAAACAAAGAAACATTTACTAGATAAAAAATCTCCTGTATTTGAATCTACTAATAAGTCTATGCTGACTGAAAGAGTTAGACAAGGAGAAGAATCACCTATCTTACCTTATGCTGATAACTATTGGGAAAATTCACAAATTGAAAAACCAGTATTAAATCCAACATCACATAAAGAATCTATCTATAGTGATAAAGGTAATTTAGTATTTGCTAATGAATTTAGTGAAATTGAAAAAGAAGTTCTATCTAAATTTAAAGAGGCAGTTAAAACTAATAATCCTAATTTAATTAAGATAGTAGCTTATAGAAATAATGCTAAAGCTAGTTACAATAAAAAAGTACATGACGCTGTATTTGGAAAAGATGCTGCTCAATTTAATGAGGGAGAGATTATTATCTTTAATGATAACTATAAAGATTTGAAAATTCCTAATTCAACTGAAGCCGTAGTTAGTTCTGTGGATAATAAAGTACACAAACACAATAGAAGTGATATAAGATATAGATATATATCTGTTAAATTTGGAAATAGAACTGAAGTTATTCCAGTTGTAATATCTGAAGACAAACAAAAATATAAAGATTACTTAAATGTCTTAGCCAAAGAAAAGAGATGGCCTTTATTTTATAAAATTAAAGAAAACTTTGCCGATATTGATTACGCATATGCTATTACATCTCATAAATCACAAGGTTCAACTTATGAAACTGTAATAGTAGATGCTAAAGATATCAAAGGAGTTTCTAAAATTGATAATGCTGAAAAATCAGAGAGTATTTATACTGCATTAACTAGAGCTAGTAATACAGCAATAGTTCTTGAAGGTGGTGCAAAAGCAACTGCAGGTACTACATTATACTCTGAAGAGTCATCTACTCCTCCAGACTTAGGTAAGGTACCAATTTTTGATCCTGAAACTGGAACACAACTTTTTTCACCTAGTAGAAAAGCAGCTCCTGCTGTAGCTAAAGTGTTTAAAGATAATTCAGAACTTAGTATGTTAGGAACTGCTACTCAATACCAAGATTATTTAGCAACGGTATTTCCTAGTAGTAAAGTTCCTGGAATTGTTTATCATGGAACTATAAATAAAAACATACCTTCAGAAGGATTTATTGGTAAAACTATGTTCTTCACAAAAGACCATAAAACAGCCGCTAGATATGCTGCTCAAAAAGATTCAGCTAAGTATGATATTTATTTAGAAGATTTCCAAAATGGTAAAATCTCTGAAAATGATTTATCTCCATATGTAGTACCAGCATTAGTTAATATTACTAATCCATTTATAGAAACATCTTCTAAAACATATTTAGAAAATGCTAAAACTATAAATAGAATTTCAGATATTAATGATGGTTTTGTAGCTAGTTCTGTAAAAGATACTAAAGGTATTGAAGATCAGATAGCTGTTTTTGATAGTGCTAATATTCATATATTAGGATCACAAGCTGACGTAAATATGTTTAGAGAATATCTACAAAATGAAAACCTTCTAAATGAGAGTTTTGATAACCCATCAAAAAATAGTATTTTTAAAGAATCTTCTACTAAAGATGTAGATGAACATAAAAAACAATGTAAGTAATGGCGAAGTGTCCTAATAAAAATAGTAGTTTATATAAACGTTTATCAAACCAATTTTCTGAAGATAATATCTTTAGAATTTGGGATGCTATAACTACACCAGAGTTTGATGCTTGGTATGGTAATAACACTAGAGATAAAGATGGTATGCCTTTTATTAATAAGTATTTTCAAATACAAAATGATAAAGGTCAAGTAGGTAATTTATTACAAGATACAGTCAAACTAACATCTGTTACTGAAGTAGAAAAACTATTATCTGCTCAAAAGACCGAAGGCATATCTTTATATAAAGGTAGATACTATGTATCTAAAAATAAAAAGATGCAAGGGGAAAATATGGTTAAATTACTTAACCGTTATTATCCTGGTCTTTTAGAGAGAACCTCTTATTTCACTGCATCACAAGCTATTGGTGTTAGTGATCCGTCTCTACCTACGACTTACCTTACAATTAATAATGTATTTACTGCTCAAGGTAGAATACTTTATTCTCCATCTAGAAGTACTTTATTAGAGGCTCCTGAATCTGAAACAGGTGAAATGGAATATCTAATAAATAGATTAGATGAATATAAAGAGAGAGTTCATGACCAATTAATAAATGCTAAAGAAGAAGCGAAACAAACTAAAGATTACCGTAAAGTAGAAAGTTTAACAAATAAACAAGATGAATTAGAACTAGCTATTGATGAATTAAAAATAGATCAAACAGTTCAAAATATATCTAAAATTGCTAATATTAATTTAGATTATGTAGAAAAACTTTTAGAGAAGAAAGACACTATTAGTATTACAGAGCTTAATGAAATTAATGATATCTTAGGTTTCTATGAACATCTAGATTCTACTGAAAAATCTAAACATCCTGTATCTTTTTTAACTAAATCTGATTTTGTTAAGAGAAACACTGTTAAGATAGATGCTCAAGGTAATGAGACTATTGAAAAAGATTATCCAGAATCTACTAAAAAAATACAAGGTATAGCCTTAACAGCCAGAAATCTTAGAGAAGATTACAACGTTCTTATTAAAGAAGCAGTTACTAAGTATTATAATGAAACATACGAGAAAAATAAAACTATTGAAGAATTATTTGAAAATATAAAAGATATTACAGCTTCAGCTAAAATGACTAGAGATGCTGCTAGTGTTAATAACTCTTTACTTAGTTTATTACACTCTGTTAATAATGATGCATCTAGAGTAGCTAATGCTAAAACCACCCAAGATCAAAAAGAAAGAGAAGAAATGCTTGAGACATTAGAAAAAAGTTCACCTTCTTCTTTGTATAAAAGATTGGGTAGAAAAAAGTTTATGCAAATGTTTTGGCAAAAAGATGATAAAGGTAATAATACTGGTGGATTAATTAATGAATATTCTCATAAATATAAAAAAGTAAAGGGTAGATTGTTTAACAAGATGTTTTATTCTGATTCTGTGGAAGAGGTTAAAGCTGCTAAAGAAGAATTTAATGCTACTCACGAATTTGTTAATTATTTCTTAGTAGAAAATAAAGATGGAACTATAAATGAAGAGGCTACTGCTATTGCTAAAGAGAAAGAGTTTAATAGATTAGCTGAAATTTTTGATAAAGATAGAGTCAAAGAAATTATAGATGAAATGCACATTGAGTTTAAAAACTTTAGGACTAGACGAGAAGATGCTTATGCTGAAATAGACTCATTAGAAATTACAAATAATGCTAAAATTGCAAAAAAAGAGCGTTGGTATTATCGTAACCATCCTACTATAAGTATTAATGACATTAGAGATGGAAATGTTCGTATAGATAAATTTGGAAATATGATTAAATTTAATTCTGAATTTGTTAGAGCTATTCCTTTAAAAATAAATAGAGGTGGAGAGCAAACTAATTTTTATGATAGTGCTTTTGAAGCAATAAAAAAAGATGCTACAGCTTATGAGTATTATAAATACGTAAATGGTACTATTAAAAAACTTTTAGCCTTCTATCCAAAATCACATCTAGATGCAAAAGGTATACATGAAGGATTTATACCAACTCTCAAAAAAAGCTTATTACAACAATTTATGCAAGACGGTATGGGGTTATCTTTGTCCAAAATGCATGAAACTGCTAGAAGATGGTTTAGTATAAAAACTTATTCTAAATCTTACGATCATATAGACGTATCAACTGGTCAAGTAAAAGATTCATTAAATATTAGAATGTTATCTCCAAATTATAAATATGTAGATGGTGGAGAAGTAATAGATACTTCAGATATTGTAACTGATTTAGATGAAATTTTAAATCAATTTATACCTGTTACTAATATGTATAGATATAAATCTAAATTAGAAGCTACTCATAATATGATTTTAAACTCCATTGACCAAATGCAAGGAGTACAACAAACACCAACTGGAGTTAATCTTACTGGGGGCTTAGAAGGAGCTGATATTGTAGACAATTTAAACCATTTAAAAGAGTTAGCTAGATTTCTTAATGAAATTTATTATGAAAAACAAGAAAAAGACGTTGCTAGTAAACAAAAAGTTTTAAGTAAAGAGGAGAAAAAACAAAAAGATAATTTAGAAGAAAAAATAGATGAACTTAAAAAGAAATTAATAGACGAAAGAGATACATTAACTCAAGAACAACAAGAGGGTATTAGAAATTCTATTGAGGGGATAAAAAGAAAATTATCCGATTTAGGTACAAATGTTTCTAGTACCAAATCAATAAAATCAATCTTAAAATATTTTCAATTAGTTTCACAAGGTTGGAATTTGAGTTCAGCTAGTATAGAGCTTGTTTATGGATTTGCATCTAATAATATGCATGCAGCTGGTGGAATTGAATATACAACTAAACAAATATCAGCTGCTTATAAAATAGCAATGGCGGCTACTATGCCTGGAGCTAACACTAAAACTATTAGAAAGTTCCTTTCATTAATTGAAAAGTTTGATGTTATTGGTGAGGTTGCTGAAAACGAAAGAAATAGCGCACATCATTCTCGTAAATCTAAGTTTAGTGCAAAGAAAGCTTTAGCTCCATACGAAATGATGAGAAGGGCGGATATGGTTTCTAAAGGGTCGGTGATGATTGCTATGATGATGAATACTAATCTTGAAGGTAATCCATTACAAGAGGGTGAAACTTCTTTATGGGAAGCTTTCAATGAAGATGGCGAGATCAAGGAAGACTATGCTGAACATAAAGAGACTTGGGAACCTATAGATGCTAATAAGTCTTTAAGATTTGCTACTAAAATAGCTCAAGTCAATAAAAGAAATCATGGTAACTACGATCCTAATTCTCAAATTATGGCTAACTCTACCGCTTTAGGGAAAGCGTTACTTCAATTTAGACGTTGGATGTTAGAGGGGTTTGCTACTAGATTTGAAAAACAAGATTATAATGATAATTTACAAAGACTAGTTAAAGGTCGTTATAGAACTTACGGTACTCTAGTTACTCAATTAGGAGGTGGAAATATTGTTAAAGGATCTGTTAAAACTACTTCGCTAATGTTTAAGGCATTGCTGCATAATTTTGCCTTTAGAAATATGTCTGACGAACAATTAAAAGCAGCTGGGGTAGAAGGTGCTGAGTTTTCTGAAGCTGACCTAGAAAACATTAGAAAAAATGCTTCAGGTCTTAAGTGGTTGATAATAGTATTTAGTGCTTTAGGAATGATAAAAGCTGCTCTAGATGATGATGAAGATAATATTGGTGTAGTAAATTTCTTGCTAAATCAAGGTGGTCGTCTACAACAGGATTTAAATTTCTACGCTAATCCGTCAACAATGGGAGATATCACTAAAAATATCGTTCCAGCATTTAAACTATTTGATCGTGCAAGTTCTTGGCTTGAAGCTATGAAAAATACGGTATTAGATTTAGACCCTGAATATTCAACAGTTTATGAGAGGGGGGATTTTAAAGGTAGTAGTAAATTACTTATAAAATCTGGTGAGATGTTACCTGGTACTTCAACTGTTATTAGAACAATGAGAAATGCCGCTAAACTATACGATTAACGGTAGGTAAAAAGGGGCAACCAGCCCCTCTTTTTTTTATTTTAATGTTGGAAATTTCTCTTTACCTTTATCCCATCTGATATATTTAACTTCTTCAACACCACTTCTAAAGTGATTCCAAGTTTTAAAGATTAAAGCTAATCTATGAGTTTGTTTAAGTTTAGTTGTATTAACATATTTATCGTCAAACAACTTTCTTCTTAAGAAATCAATTGGACTTTTAGGTGCAACATCTAATCCAGTACATAATTTATTCCAAAATGTTTCAGAATCTGTAACACTTCTTTCATGTGTTAAGTACATTAATCCTGCAATTTGTGAAGGAGACATTACTCTATTAAATCTTTTATAAAGTTCTTCAGCTTTTACTGCAAATTCAGATATTTCTGGATGTTCATTATAATAATTTAAAATATCAGTATTTGAAGGCTTTGTTGCTCCTGAATCACCTCTACTTCTGTCACCACTTTTAATATTCATAATAAGTCTAGTAGCTGCAGATGTAGTTTGGTAATGTGGAATACCTTCTATTGAAAAAATATCTCCAGCTGATCTAGATTTACCGGTATCCATAACTTTAAAAGCTTCTTCGTCAACACCTTTAATAACTAAAAACTGTTGTTCTTTTTCAGATTTAACAACTGCGCTTAATCTATGTTGTCCGTCTAATAAAGCACCTGATTCACTTAGCCTAATAGGTTGTGCATCAAACAACCAATTACCAACAGTCATTTCTTTAGCTAAAAAGTTAACATGACTTTCTGATAATCTACGATTATTAGGATTACGCTTAAGCATTTCTTTAGCTATTTCTGGAGTAATCACTCTAATTTCTGGTTTCATATATTTATTTAAGTTTAGTAAAAAATAAAACCCCCAAAGCTTTTTACAGCTTTATAGGGGGGTTTCTGTCATCAATCATCAATCTATGTATTCTTGATGTCTTTAATTCTTTTATAAGCAGCATGCCACTCATCTTCATCATCAAATATCACAAAACGTTTAATACCCACTTCAATTTGATCTTCTTCGTTTTTTCTGAAGATTAGTTCTATTTCAAACCCTTCAGCCAGATCTGTTGTATGAGTAGGTGCAAATAAATATGGAAAATTAATCTGATTATCTAATGTTAAATCTTCAGTATCAATTTCAGCATATATTTGTTTAATTGCGGTATTTAATTGTTCTTGAGTTAACGGTATGTTTCTTATATCTCTAGTATCTATTTCTGTCATATTAAAAACTATCTACAAAAAATTTATTATTAATATGCTCTGTAACTTGTTTGTGTTGTTTAAAATATAGACTAGGATGTGATTTTCTTTCTATTGAGTCTGTAAAGATGTTATAGATATTCCATAGATTATTTTTATCTACTTTATAATCATAAGTAGGATTATTATACTCTTTTCTAAAGAAAGTCAATTGTTCAGTTCTAAGAATATCATCCTGGATAAATAATTCACCAATTAATTCATTAAGAACGTCTTGTGAAATATCTATACCTTTCATGTCATTCCTAAGAGTAACAGTCTTTTCAAAATTATCTACAGATTTATTAATAGCGTCACTGATAAATACATTTAAATCATAGTCACTAGTACCAGTATGTTTTCTTTTAAATGTATGTTCACCATTAACCATACCATTAGAACAAATAAATACACTAGCTCCAACTGCAAACTTAACACTTAAAGATTTATCGTATGAATTTTGAAATGCGATCATACATCCAATATCATCATCTTTTAAATTAAGTGTATATTTACCAGTTACTTTATGAAAGTCTTTATCATGTTGATATGATCTATCAGTAATATATAAACCATTATCTTCACACATATCCTCAATTCTAGTAATTATACTACTATGAGAAGTAGGTGTATAGGTCTTTGTTCTAGCAGGTACCTCTGCTTCAATTATCTCTTTTTCAATTTCTAACATAAATTATTTCTCTTTTAAAATATTTTTAATAGTAGATACACCAACATTATATAATTCAGCAAGTTCAAGTTGAGTTAACTTTCCTCTATTATAATAATATTTTATATTTTGTTTTTTAGTTTCTTTAAGCTCAGTAATAGTCTCAGCTATTCCTTTACGTTGTCTAATTCTATGAACTTTTTCAACTGATATACCATAAAATTCAGCAACATCCTTAGATTTTATACCCTTTTTAATCATAAAACCTATAGTATCTCTTTCAAAATTAGTAAGCTCTTTTTTATAATAAATAGGATCTTTTCTACATACTCTTTCATTAAAATAAGAAAGTGCTTTCATAAACATTCTATCATTACTCTCTAAAAACTCTCTATATTTTCGTAAACCGTGAGTTATTGTTGCATGATTTCTACCTCCATATCTAGCTCCTATTTTACCAAGAGTCATAGCTGTAGTTGTATGTAAATATTCAAAACAAAGATATCTAGCAATAGCTGCTGCTGCAGACCCTCTAGTAGCTCTCGCCCCGTCTCCTTTATCTCCATATAAATCTTCTAAAGTAATATCAACAGCATCACAAGCTATTTGTTCAAAACTCCAATCTATCATAAATCTTTTATTTTATATTTAAACCAATATAAACCTTGATATGTAGTTTTTAATTTATACATCCAACCCTCTCCTTCTGGTATTGGTTCATTTATAACTTCAGCTTCATGTCTATATCTAAATCCTAATATTTTAAAATACCAGGGCATAAATTTTATGTTGTAGCTTATTATATCTCCAGATTCAAAATCTTTTTTATTAAATTTTAAATTGTAAAATTTCATATATCTAACATTTTCATTAATTTTTTTAACTCTGATTTGTTTTTAATGTTACCTTGAAACACAAATTCACTGTTCCAATTATAAATCTGTATAAACCAGAAACCATCTTCTAAATTATCATGTAAATACATTTGAAATTCATTATTTTTATCTCTATGATTATAAATAAAACAACTCATTGCAAACTTTTCACCATCTACCCAACCCAAACTCTTTATATCTTCTTGGTCTAGGTGTTTGACTCTCATTGATTTTAAGCCTATTTCCTGAATACCTCTTGCAGTATCAGCGAATCCATAGGTTTGTTTTCTCCATGTAGTATCTACAAGGTTATCATGTATGTCTTCTATTTCATACTCAAACCCAACATGGAACTCTTCTATCTCTGGTGTGTAATACTTATCTTCCATTATGTATTTTATTTAATTCAATAACTACTCTAGCAAATCCGCCTGCTTTAGGGGTTGCTATTAAATTTTCGGCTAAACTTAATTGAATAAGATCTATATCAACATCTTCATTTGAATATATTAGTACATCTCTATCAATTTTATCTATAAAGTCTTCTAATAGTTTAAAATTATGTTCTTCTTTTTCAATAGACCAAGCTCTACCTGGAAAATGCATAGCTGTTACTATAACTATAGTTTTACTAGAATCATATTTGTTAATTTCATTTAAATAAAAGTCAACATTACCTTGATTATCTAATCCTCTAACAATAGTCTCATCTCCTGTTCTAACATGAACTAAAACATGATTATTATCAAATAACTCTAATCTTTTAGATCTTTCTATTATTATCTTATAAAGAACTTCCAAATCAAATTTATCATGAGGAGTTTTAAAATACTCTTTCATAATACTATCTTTAAATTTAGAATCACTTAATAATTCTTTGACTGTAAAATAGTCATCTGGAAAATTTAATAAATCATGTATTCTATAAACAGAATTGCCTTTTAGAATTTTTATATCACTTCTTCTCATAATTAGTAATTAATCGTTCTAAATACCACTTAGCCTTTTTAAGATCTTCAATTCCATTTTTATTCTTATATCTAGAAACATATTTAACGATATTTCCTTGATAAAAATCTAACTCCATAGAATCTATTAAATCTATAGGTTGAATATCTTTACCTTTATAATGCTTTGGATTTATTTTATTCATATTTTATAATTCTTTAAAAACAAAAGAAGGCCGGCCGGAGACAGACAGAGGGGGGGTGAGGGGTATCTTTCAAACCACACATCTAATTTTTCCATAAATTTATTTAGATCTATATCATATTCTTTTTTAGGATCAAACTTTCCATTAGAAGCTTTTAACAGTTGCTCGTAATATTTTTTAGCCTTTTCTTGCTTAAAAATATAAGATGTAGTTTCTGATTTAGATTTTTCTTTAAAAGTTTTACTATGATGTTTTAATAAATCATCTATTGTTAAATTAACTTTCTTCATACCCTTTTAAATTATGTTTAAACTTTGGGTAACCTTTCCAAACTCCTTCACCATCTTCATCTGTAGTACCATACCAAAAATTTAAAGTCTGCTTAAAAATATAAACTGTGGTAGGTTTTCCAAAACTAACTAGCTCTAAAGTACCAATGTATCTGCCCTCATATTTTATATAATCTATAAAATCATCTAACTTTATACTTTTATTCATCTTTCAATTTATTAATTTCATCAATAGTTAAAGCTCTAGTTATTTTACCATCTACAATTTCATATCCTTCAATACCAAAAAGTATTTGAGTTTTAACACCTTTCTCAATAATTTCATCATCTATTTCATCATCTATTTCTCCCCACTCTAAACTTTCTTCTATAGTAGCTGGTTTACTATAAATATCACTTGATCTAGTAGCGTATGTATAAGTTTCCCATTTAAACTCTTTATCTACAGGAACAGCATCCCACATATCTTTAAGCATTTTCTCCATCTTTTCAGATGTTAGCTTATCAGCTTTATATACAGTAGAACTTTTTTCCATTTGAGCTAATATTCCATCACCTGTTTTTATAGAATCGTCATCCTCTATCTCAAGTCTTTTTGACTTAATCTTTTTCTTCTTCATCTATACCTAAATTAAAATTTTTATCTCCCTTTTTTATAACAATGGGCTTTTTTAGTAAACTAGGATTAGCTTTACCATTTCTGTCATAAAATATAAAACCTAGAAAGTAAGTATCCCCTTTTTTAAAGCCTATTTTACTCATTTTCTTCATCTTTAGGTGGTATTATTTCTATTTTATCATGTTCCATAAATAATGGGTTAGGCATTAAAGTAACTTTAGTCTCCCCATATTGTAGTGTCTGGAATCCATTTAACCAATTAATAGGTAATTTTAGATATTCATTACACTTACTAAAAGGTTTAGTACCAAAGAAGTTCTTACAACTAAATGGACTAGGATGTGCTGATTCTATAAATTTATGAGTAGGATTATTTAAATACTTCTTATATGATTTAGCATGATTACCCCAAAGAATAAACACTAAATCATCTTTAGTATTTAAAGTTTTCATTACTTGTTTAGTAAATCCATTCCAATAATAAGCATGAGAACCAGGTTGCCCTTTAGTTACAGTCAAAGCTGTATTTAAAAGTAAAACACCTTGATCTACCCAATGTTGTAAAGTATAGTCAAAGCCTTCAACAGAACCTATATCGCTTTCTAACTCTTTAAAAATATTTTTTAGACTAGGTTGAACTCTATACCCTCCATCACAAGCAAATGCTCTACCAAGAGCTGCAGGTGTGTTATCATAGTAAGAGTTATGGTATGGATCTTGCCCAATAATCACAACTCTTACATCTGATAACGGTGTTTCATCAAAAACTCTAAATATATTTTCTTTTAAAGGATATACCTCACTAGTTTTTCTATCTTCAACTATTTTTTTATTTAATTGTTTAAATTCATCAGATTGAAAATAAGGCCATAAAGCATTAGCCCAATCTAATTGCATTAAACTTTGTAGTTTAGCTTTTGTCATATTAAATGATTTTCTAACAAATATTCTTTAACTTTATCCCAATCAACATAAGGTCTATCTAATAAATTTTTTGGGTAAATTAGTGGACATCCTAATGCCGCATCATCAATATATAATTGACCATATGCCTTCGGAGAAGTTGTCCAAGTATGTTGTTCTGGATTTTTTTGAATACCATATAGCTCTATATCATTAGTATCAAACCAATTTACAGCGTCACCTAATTCAGAACCATCTCTCATTGTAAATAAAATAAGATCATGTCCATTTTCTATTAATTTTTTTAATATAGGAACTGCTCCAATATCTTCACCAACTTTAGGATATTTATGTTTTACACAAGTACCATCAAAATCAACACATATTTTTAATCTATTTCCTGTTTTCATATTAAATTAATTTTTCTACTATTTCACATAACCATTTTTCCAATTCTTTATAGTTGTTACTACCTTCAACATATTCACATTGTAATCCACCGAAATATCTATATTGATCTTTATATTCATCTTTACAAATACTATTTGATTTAGTATAAGAAAACATAAAAGATTTTCCAGTAATCATTATAGTATCTTCTCCTAACTTATTTATAGTATAGTTTTTAAGTATCTCTTTCTTTTTCATATCATACATAACTAAAATGTTTCTCTAACCATTTATTTAATTTAGTAGAGGATTCTTTAACTAGATGTATACATTCTCTAACATCTGTTTTAGGATACCAAACTACATAACCTTTATGAGTTCTAAGATCAATACCTTTACCGGAAGTTTTATTAGCTAGTACTTTATTGCCGGTATATTTTAACCAGTAATGCATACCATTGTTTTTAGTTTTATAATTAAAAGTAGAATCTAATTCTTCTATTATATCATCAGGAATATTATCAAAACCATCAGTATCACCATGCCTATCGACATCTATTACAACATATCCTTTAGAAGGAGTAACGGCCAGAGAAAATCCCTCTGGCACATTACCCTTAAAATATGTTTCATCTGGCAACATCCCCCACTTAATAATAGGACGTTTGCCTTTAAGTAGGAAACTTTTCATATTTTAAAATTTATACATTTTTTTAGCTTCAGAAGTTCTCCAATAATTACCGTAATTATTATTATAAGCATAATTTAAAACTCTTTCTAACTCTTCTACATACGCTTTTCTATAACCAGTAGTTTTAGCTGGTCTTCTAATAAAAGATTTATCTACTGCTATATTTAAATCTTCATAACTAAATTCAAAAGCAGGATCGCTATTTTCTTTTTGAATTTCTTCTTCTAAGTAAATAGCGAAGCCACATAAAGCTACACAAGCCCCATTAAGCCCACTTCCACTATCGTTAAAGTTCAACCCATTATCTATTACAAACTTTGTTAGTGTCTGTATTCCTTGTTCTTTACTCTTCATATCAATATTTTAAATATCTGAATAAGGATTGTCTTTCACCCATTCAGCCAAGAATTTTTCTAATTCACCTGGTTCTAAACCAAGTTCTTCAAATTTATCTTTACTACCAATTCTACTCCAAGTTTCTCTAATGTTTTTTAATTCACCTGGAGACAAGTTTTCTGGATTTTGTAAAGAGTTCAACAAATCATCTATTGTTGGTTTTTTAACTTTTACTGCCATATTATATTTCTTTAATTTTCACTTTTAACAATTCTAATTGTTCATCAGTAATTTCATGTGTTTCTAACCACAATTCACAAAGTTGCTTAACAATTAAAGTATTTCTTTGAGTAACTTTTAATTTTTCATTAAAGTTATCCGAATTGAAAATACTATGATAGTCTTGTAATCTTTGTATTAACTCTATATACTTTTGAACTAACGCATCTGTATTATATCCTCTTCTGTGATATTTAAAACATCTTTCTAACTGTCTTAGTATTCTACTAATTTGCCAAATCTCATTACTATAGAAAACAGTATTCCATTTGTTCCAAGTAGCAACTTTTTTACCTTTATTTTCAGATAAGT